GAAGTATTAGTATTTACAAGAGAAAATGAGGGAACTGTAGATGATTTACTTGCACCATTCGATGAAAATATTGAATATGATCCATATATAAAATACACAAGAGAACAGGCAATTGAAAAAGTAAGAAAAGATATTGAAGAATATAAAAATACCATTTATGCAGAATATTTAGCAGATCCACAAAAATATAAAGAAAAGTATGGAAACAATTTAAGTCATATTGATTATCTTAAAAATGAATTTCCATTGAGACTAAAATGGTCAGACAATGAATGTTATGAATATGAGAAACAATGGTTTGACGAAGAAATGATTGATGAAAATGGAAATCTTCTTTCTACATATAATCCTAAATCTAAATGGGATTGGTACAGCGTTGGAGGAAGATGGGATGATGAATTAAAATTAGTATCCGGTGAATTAGTAAACGAAGCTTATGTATCAGAAATTGATTGGAGAGATAATATTCCATTTGCATTTATCACACCGGATGGAGAATGGCATGAAAAAAGGAAAAATGGGATGGTGGGCTTGCGTTTTTAATGAGAAAAAGGAAGTTGATTGGGAAACAGAGTTCAAAGATTTTATTGATAATTTAGACGATGATGTAATTGTAACAGTTGTAGATTGTCATATTTAAAGACAATGAAAAGCACATTTCAAAGAAAGGGAAATAAGTATGAAAATTGGAGACAAAGTAATTGTAAAAAATAATTTGAGAGAAGAACTACGAAAATTAAAATATGATGAAACGACTTGCGAAGCTATGGAAGAACGTTTCACTGGTACAATATGTGAAGTATTTAATTTATGGAAGAGTGAAGATGGACAAGAATATGCAACAGTCGATTTATGTTGTGAAATTCCTGTTCAGTGTCTTGAGGTGATCTAATGAGTAGAAGAGAAATTTATATATGTGATTGCTGCGGAAAAGAAATTCCAGTTGTTAAAAGGATAGATATTCTTGGAGTAGAAAGAGAATATTTACAAAGTGGACATTTAGAAGCCTTGCATTCTGTTGGAAAGAATTTATCAATACTTGGAGTTGATTTATGTATAGATTGCGCTCATAAAATTGATATGGAAATTATGGAATGGAAAATGAGTGTACTTAGTAAATAAGTACATTTCTTGGAGGTGATTAATTATGTTGAAAATGAAAAATGGATTTGTAATTACTGATGATGATTGTATGCAGTGTCGAAAAAATCTCGGAGATAGAAAATTCTTATTTGTTCAGGCAATTTGGATGGACGGAGACAATGAGTATTGTGTGGTAGTCAATACAGAAGATTTAAAAGAGATGTCGCTGGACGATATTAAAATGGTTATAAGTGGTTACTACGACAGTATAAAGGCAATGGAAGATTCTTATGATTTACCACTTGGTCAACTTGATGAACTTGTTGCAGAATGTTCTTTTGAGAATCATCCATACTGCGATTGGGAATATAAAAGCGAAATTGTTACAAAGGAAAGAGCAGAAGAAATTATTCAGAAGTTTATTGATACAGATGGAGAGGTATTTTTGGAAAAATGATGGAAGAAAAATGTTTAGATTGTAAATGGTGTGAAGTGATTGAAGAATCTGGAAATGGCTTTATTGGAGAATCTATTTTTAGATGCAAAATTTCAGAAGAAGAAACAGAAAATAAAAATGAATGTTTTAAAAGCAGATAAAAACCGCATTTCAAGCAAATCATTTCTGCTATAGAAAATGGTTTGCTTATTTGATATAATACATATATAGAATTGAGAGGAGAATTATTATGAGAGTAGATTGGGATTATTTTAATAAGTTTAATAATATAAGTAAAAAGTATTTACCAGATATTGGACAAGGTGAAACAAAAGCTACACAGATTGTAACGGCAGTTAGTGGATTGGTATACAAGTGGTATAATGATGGCGATGTATATGATAATACTCATTATCTTTCTGGTTTTGCCAACGATTTATCTACTTATGCAAACTGGTTAGTAAAATATACAGATAGGGCGGAAGTTTTAAATGAAATTTCAGAATGTAAGACAATGAGTGATTATGATGAAATTTTAAAAGAATTAGCTGATAGTTTATTGGAAGAAAATTATTTATTGGAACAGAATAAATTAGAAAAAGTAGATGATATCTATACTTGTGATGGAACTTTTCAATGTGAATTTAATGAGTATGACGATGAATGGTAGAAAAGGCAGGTGAGAAATTATCATGGGAAGAACACAAAAACAAATTAAGCAGCAGACAGAAGAATGGTTAGATGAAAGATGGATTATTGCAAATATGAAAGATAGTAGACCACAGGATATGTCTTATTATATGGGCGGTTTGAAGGCATTAGAATTCGCAGGATATGATTGGGAACGGAATAGTAATGGAAAGCATACGTTATATAAGTAAAGGAAGATAAAATATGTTTAAAGTAACAGTGACTCATCGTGATGACAGTACAAAAGAAGCAGAAGTAATAGGTGGTTTTGATGCACCAGACTTAAAATCTGTATTTATGGAAATTAGAAAGCAAATCATAAAAATGGAGGATGATGGAAAACAAAATTATTGGTGTATGAAAGGTGATATCATGGTGATATTTTGGGATGGTGAAAATATTAGAGATTACACAACATGGAAGATTAAAGAAATGGCAGATGAATAGAATATGAATACAGAAAAATTTTGTGGAATAAAAATACTTGAGTGGGAAGAATGGGATGATGTAAGTGTAGGAATCTTACAATATTATAATGTAAAATTCTTACTTTCTTCAATGAAGCAATATGATGGAAATATAGTGTCAATAAATATTGATGGACAGATGATAATTTATAATGATTCTAGCAAAATTATCTGGAAAGGTTATATCACTGATATTCCAGAAGTAATGGAAGAACTGAATAATAGATATAGAAAGAACTGAATTTAGATTTCAAATTGCATATAGAGAATATAAGAGGATGAAATATACCTCTTATTTTTATACAAAGAAAGGAACAAAACAATGAAAAAAATAATTACATGGTTAATGATTGGATGCTTGTTGATTGGATTCGGAGTACCTACACAGGCTGCACATCAGGGAATTAAAACAAAGTATGGATATATAGAACTGTATGACCCTGATACGGCTATTTACATCAAGCCTATAAGAAATCAGAGAATAGTTAGAGTACCAGATCAAGTTGTTATAGACGGATACAATGTAAGAATTATCGGAGTAAAAAGGAATGCTTTCAAGTCAAAGAGGATAAGAACTATATATCTAGGAAAGAATGTGTTCTTAGTTCCGAAAAGAACGTTTAATGGAACAAAGAAGAGAATTATTGTTAAGAATACAATGACATGGAAATTTGTAAAGAAAAGTTATGTCGGGAAAAATAAGTTGATAATGAGATAATCTGAATGATATAATATTAAAAGAGAATTATAAGATAATTAAAATAATATAAACGAGGTAAATGTTATGATGAATAATACAAGTAAAACTGTTAGAGAAATCGTAGAAGAGAATAAAGGTAAAGAGATTCATTTATTTGATAGTCAGGGAATCTGGGGAGAACTTCCACTATCAGAAATTAATATGCAGCATATACCCGATGCAGTTGAGATTGATGGAAACATAGTTAATATGTATATTGGATAATAAGATGAAAGAATAGTTTTATGAGGTGATATTATGAAATATAATTGGAAATATTTTATTGTATTAAATGAAACCAAATATGGATTGAGTAACATTGTGGAAAATAAAGATTATTTTGGTGAAGGATTGCCATTGTGTCAAGATTTTTCAGTGGCGATTAATTTTCCATCGCCTAATAAATTGATTGAGTGGGTCAAAGAAAATACAGATCTCAATATGGAAAATGGAGATTATCATATTGAAGGACATTATCTACCAGATGAAGTTTAGTTTTATGAGGTGATATTATGGAATTTGCAAAATATTATAATGTAGCAAAACTTGTTGATGATATGCAGAAAAAAGAAGAAATTGATACGTACCCAATGGAAGAAGATACTAAATTTGCTGGTGTATATGTTTGTATGGATACAAATGATTTTTGGATTTCAAGAATTAGTAAAGACGTAAATGAAGATTATGATTATGAAGAAGGAACTTATCTTGTAGAAAGAAACAAATTTGATATTTATACTGTTGCGGATAAGTTATTTGAACTGTATAGTAAAAAATTACCAACGACTTTAAATAAAAATATCTGTCATAGATATTTCGATCAGTTTAGAACAAAAGATATTTGTAGATCGGTCATTATGTTAGATGATTGGGACGGATTAAGCAACTGGGATAATTGTGAAGCAAAATCATTGGAAAATGCGATTGACATTATTGATGGTGGCTTTGGAATTTTACCATTGGTAGGTTGAAATAGAAAGGAAAAATAAATTATGAGATATTTTGAATGTGTTGCGGATAAAAGCGTATATACAGAAAGTCAGTTACGACAATTGTTCCAGTTTAAAGTTGTTCATGGATATGATAAAAAGTTTGAAGAATGGATTAGAGAAGAAATACAGAATGGTTATTTAAGACTCCTCACTGATATGAAAATTGCAAATAACCATATTAAGAAATATAACAGTGGTGAAAGAAGATGAAACCTAAGTTCCAGGAGGTAATAAGATGATTGTGGGTACAAGGTGTTTTCTTTATGCATATAAGAAGTCTGATTTCGAGAATCAGTTTGATAGTGTTGGACTACTGGTAAGAATGGGTTCGAGTCCCATCGCCCACATATCTTAAAATTTAACTTTCAAAGGTAAAAATTGTATGTAATCAAAAGATGTATGGATTTTATCAAATATTTTGATATTACACTCAAATAAAAGGTGGTACAATGTATTTAATCGCATATAAAGAAAAAGATGGAAATGATTTTATGGGTCAGCCTTATATTCTAGGAGATTTTAATAATTTTGATGAATGTAAAGAGAATGCACAGCAGCTTGTAAGAGATGGGTATTGCTATGTTACGGTATTCGAATGTGAAGATTCTGCGCCAGAAGAAATCTCGTGGGATTATGTGAAAAGTAATCAAGTTGATAGTTAGCTATCCTTTGTGATATGAATTATAACTGTTAGTATTTCTACTGGCAGTTATTTCATTACAAGAGAGAATATTATAATGTAAAAAATTAAAAAGGTTGTGATAACAATGAGTAAACTAATTCAGAAAGTCAAATGGAATTTAGACGGATTAAATATAGATATATATATGTATGGTGAAGCTGATTTTGAGGTAAACAAAGCAATGCAAGAACCATTGGAAAAGCTGTATCAGTATGAGAATCAACCAGATATGAGAGAAAAGATAAAAGAATATATTAATGAGCTTGAAACAGAAATTGATAGACTTGAATCTGACTTAGAAAAGCAAATGACCTATAATGTAGAAGCTTATAAGGTTACTGCAATTGAATCAAGATTGAATGCAATAATCGAAGTAAAGAATGATTTATTGGGAAGATTGGAAGAGGTGATATAGATGGCAAGAATAATAGATAAGCCAAATAAAATAAAGGCAAAGCTTATTGTTGAAGTTGAAGCTGATTTTTATGATAATGAATCATCAGAAGAAACATTAAGATATTGTGTTGAACAGGACTTAGAAGATGCAGGATTCAATGTTATTGATGTTTCAGTCATGAAATGACGGTTTCAGAGAGAATGATATAATGGGAAGAAGTATTTATTTTACAAAATATCTAATAAAAGAGCTGTTGGATTTATCTGATACGAGAACTTTAAGAATTAAAGAAAGGTATTGTTTTTGGGTGAATAATCAATGAAATTAACAGATAAAATCGAAGATTCAAAATTAACATTAGAAGACGCTATGCCATGTTCTGTGTGTGGTGCGATCCCCAAATTACAAGGTGGAAATAGATCGGGTCGTATTGTTTGTCCGAATTATTGCAATGAACGGTGGTCGAAGATTCAACATGGAAATCTTTCTGTAGATACAGTTGGAATCACTATGGGGTTTTCACATTGGTGTTATTTATTTTGGACAAAAGCGCAAGGAGAAAATGAAGGTATTCCGGTAATCGTAAAAGATTGGAACTATATTCAATCTCATCATATAGACAGAAATGGATTTAATGAAATTGCAGAAGGAAATATTTGGAGTAATACGGAATATAAAGACGGATGATGTCAATTACTCACCACTTAGCCTCACGGCTTGAAGTGGGGTTTGCAACAAGAACGTATTATTTAACAGAGATGAGAGCCGTCTGATGACGGGCGCATTCCTCATGGGTATCCTGTGCAATTTTATGATGAAAGACTGATTTTATGGAGGTAATATAATATGAGTGAAGACATAAGGATTACATTACAATTATCAAAAGAAGAATCGCAATTAGTCAAATTAGCTCTTGATAGGGAAGGTAATAGACAGGTAGAGATTGATAATTTAGATGCTGCTAATTTTCTTTACGAGTTAGCAGATAAAATCAGAAATTCAGATTAAATTTGACTTTTTATGGAGGGCAATAAAATGTTAGAAAAGTTAATTACTGATAATAAAGAGAACTTTAAAGGTTATTATGTATTTGTAATATGTATGTGGAAAGATAAAATGTGTTTAGTACCATGTGATGATGAAATGTCTGGGTATTATCCTGTATATGACAAGGCGGTTAATATATCTGATATGCAAATCGTGAATTTTCCAAACAAAATCAATGGACAAAATATTGATGCGATAATTTTAAAACTATATAAAGGATCTATAGAATTTGATTTTGCAGAAGATACATGGGATGGATTTCAACCATTAGGAGATTTATAGTAAATGAAATCCAGCTTTCAAAGAAAGGATTATATTATGAAGTATACAAAATTTAGTGATATACCACAGTTCACAAGAGATGGTAACTATCAATGTGATGTAAATATCAGTAGAGTTCCTAGATGGATAAAAGATATGGAAGAAGATATGAACTTGCAGCTTAACCCAGATTTCCAGAGAGGACATGTATGGACAGAGGAACAGCAGATCGCATGGTTAGAGTTCTTTCTCAAAGGTGGTAAAAGCGGAAATATTATATACTTTAATTGTCCATCATGGCATTGTTCAGTTCCAGATGGAGCATACAATGAGTTTGTATGTGTAGATGGATTGCAAAGATTGACTGCTATTTGTAGATTTACCAATAATGAAATTAAAGTATTTGGATCTTATTTCAATGAGTATACGGATTTGGCAATGTTAAATAGTCATACTATAAAATTGAATGTGAATGATTTAAAAACAGAACGAGAAGTATTACAGTGGTATATCGACATGAACGTAGGTGGAACACCACATACAACAGAAGAAATTGAACGTGTAAAACAGATGATTGAAAAGTTATAAAATAAATGAACAGAATGTTATCTTAAAATAACGGAGGATAATTTTGAAGAAAATTTTATGTAACAAAATAAAATGCAAAAAATGTGGAGATATAATAGAAAGTAAAAATAGGCATGATTTTGTAAGTTGCAAATGCGGATCGGTTGCGGTAGATGGTGGTAATTCTTATTTGAAAAGAATTGGAAATCGGGAAGATTGGGAAGAACTTAGCGAATTTACAGAAGAATATAGGCAATAGTGTGAAGAAAATTAAATGTAGAATAAAGAATAACCGTTAGTTAAATACTAGCGGTTATTCTTTATAGAAACATAAGTAAATCATAAAAATAATGATTGACAAAACATAAATAAAATGATAATATGATTAATGTAAGGAGGATAAAATGAAATGGCAAGAAAATCAATGTCAATCCAGATTGAAGAATCCTTACAAGATGCTTTTAGGAATAAATGCAAAAGCGAAAACTTGAAATATAGTGAAGTAGCAGAAGCGTTGTTACAAGCATATGTAAATGGCGACATAAATGTTGCGATTGAAACTAAATATAAAGTAACACCTAAAGCCTTGTAACAAAATAGGAGCAGATTCACAGCGACCAAACCAAAATCTACTCCTAAAAACAAACACTTGAACTAAGTCAAAGTGTTTTTATATTATATCACTTTCTTATGACTTATTCAAGTTAGAAATTCCAAAAAGAAATTTGCACATTGAAAATTAAATAGCAGATTGGCTATCTGTAAAAGCTATCGTAATAAGGCTGCAATGCTTTAGATAATGTGTGAGTAAAGTAGAGAATAAACTATTAGAACATTATCAACAATTTTTCATAAGAAAGGAAGATACATATGGAAGAAAATAAAAAGGTATTAGAAGTAGTTGCAGAAACAAAAATTCTTGATAAGAACATTAAGATGTATGGTTCCATTGAAGAACCTTATTTTGTGGCAAGAGATGTTGCGGATTGGTTAGGCGAAAGAGATGGCTATACTGTTGGACGTAAAGTAGATAATGAAGATAAGGATACACAATTACTGTGTACGCTTGGTGGAATACAGAAAGTAACTGTATTTACAGAAGATGGATTATATGATGCTTGTATGTTGTCGAGAAAGAAAATTGCAAAGCCATTAAAGAAAGCTATTAAAGCATACTTAAAATCAATCCGAAAAACTGGTGCAGCAATTCAGCCAGGTAGAGAAGAAGAAATGGTTCAGAAATATTTTCCATCCTTTTCAAAAGAAGCTCAAGCGATAATGGTTAATGATTTAATTAAGCAAAATAGAGAATTAAAAGAATTCTATGATACTTTAATGAGTACAGAAGGACTTATGGATATTAATACAATGGCAAAAGAACTAGGAATTGGAGAATATAAGTTGTTTGCTTTTCTAAGAGATAAGAAAGTATTCTTCTACAATAAAGATATGATAAATATTCCTTACGAAAGATTTAGAAAAGAAGGAAAATTCAAAGTTAAAGAAAGTCCTTGTCGTGATGGGAATATTCGTTCCACTACATACGCAACTAAGAAGGGATTGGAATATGTTAGAAAGCTTCTCAAGAAGAATGGCTATTATCCTAATCCTGTAACAGAATAGTAAATACATAATTCCACGCTTTATCATAAGTGATAGGAGCTGTCTTATGTTTTCCAGCTCCAAAGAAAGCAGTATTTCAACGATAATAAGAAAGGAAGATGAATTATGAATGGATTAGCAGCATTAAATATTGTCGAGCAATGTAGGATGTATAATTTCCCTACACGACAGCAAGAGATAAAGCATAGAGAGTCTACAAAAACAGATGCACTTCATACAGAAGAAGAAATCTCAGCAGTTGCCAATTATTTTAAATCGTGTATTGAAGAATGTACAACCTTTAAGAAAGAAACAATGGCTAGAAGAAACCTTACTATGTTTATATGTGGAATTAATATAGGATTACGAGGTGGAGATCTTTGTAAGCTTACATGGAGTACATTTTTTGATGATGATTGGGAATGGAGATTGACCAAAGATTTTATTCCTGAAAAGACTCGTCATGTTGGTGGTACTGGGAAACGAGTAGAATTGTCGTGGAATGAAGACTTGAAATTTGCATTAGAAGACTGGTTACGGTGGTTACGCATATCAAATAATGTTTCTTTAAATGATTATATCTTTATATCTCCACATGGACATATAAGCCTGGATAGATTTGAAAATATCATGAATAAAGCAACAAGAGCTGTTGGCATTAAAAGAAGAATTGGTGTTCATGGTCTTAGAAAAACTATGGGTAATAGATACTACAAGATGTCAGAAGATAAAACAGAAGCGTTGGTGGATTTAAAAGACTATTTTAATCATGCGGATTTACACACTACGATGCTCTATATTTGTCTTGAAAAAGAAAGGATGCAGAAGACAAAAGATAGAATGAGTTTCTTATATGATAAAGATGGAAACTGGAATGTATGAAAATAAGGCGGTACTATTCCGTATCGCCTTTAATATAATTCATTATCTCTGGATTATCAGAAATAAATAAATCGTTAGGGGAACAGTGAAGTTCTCGACATAAAGATTCCAATGTATCAAATGCTATACGAGAAGTTTCACCTTCGTATAATTTACAAGCAGCAGGAAATCCCACACCAATAGCTTTAGCAAATTGATTTTTGTTTTCAAAATACTTATTAACACGATCTTTTATATTTAAAAATAACATTTTTTCACTCCTTAAAAATATATCTTTGAGAATATATTGTTAAAATGATAATAGCATAATTTTTCATAAAAATAAATATGTTTTTAAAGATATATTTTTTAGAATATACTCTTGACAGTATACTCTAAAAAGTATATAATAAAACCATGAAAAGCAAGTGGAGAAAGGAGGATGCTTTAGATGATAGGAGAATACAAAAGATATGATGTCGTATTAATTGACTTTGGAGAAAATACAATTGGTTCTGAACAAGGCGGCATCAGACCAGCAATTATTATACAAAATAATAAAGGCAATTTATTTTCAAATACCACGATTGTAATGCCTTGTACTTCTAATATAAAGCATTTGTACCAGCCTACACATGCTTTATTAAAAAGAAACAAAGAAAATGGATTACCATATAACTCAATGATTTTAGCTGAATGTCTTAGACAAGTATCAGAAAAAAGAATCATTAAAAAGATGGGAACTATTGAAAATAAGAAGATGCGAGATAAAATCAAAGAAATTTATCTTGCTAATTTTGAAGGATAGAAAAGGAGGAGAATATGCCATATATTGAAATGACATTAGAAGAAGCTATAAGATATGTTAAAGCAGGATTAATTGATCCAAATACAAAAGCGTTAGTTTTAACACAAAATTTAGAGAGAAATGAAGAGGATATTCCATTTAGGAAGAAAACAAAAGTAGAAACATTAGAAATTATTCAAAACTGTAAAACTTTTGCGAAATTAGAAGATGGTGGTTGCACTAATAGACTGAGAGCGTTCTCAGTTCCGCAGAATATTCATAAACCCAAACGAAAGGGGGAACTTAATACTATCTTACTAAAAAGAAAAATAGAATAGATTAACATTTGTTATATTGCAGGAAAAAGATGGAAGTGTTAATTCCCCAAAACATATTGACAAGAACATTCGTTCGGAGTATAATATGAGACATAAAAAGGAAATAAAATCAAAAATGCCACCCATACAAACGATGCTGGTAACATCTCTGGGCGGCAAAATACATATAATGTGCTATATTTTCATATAACACTTTCTTTATTATCGCACTTCTAGCAATAAAAAGCAAGTCTTGAAAGTAAAATAGCTAATCCATTTATTTCCAGTTTATAAAAATTAAAAGCAAATAGTTCTTAGAGAATATTTATATAGACTCTAGGTCTATTAAGTTTACCCAAAATTAAATATTGGAGGTGTTTGTGATGCAAAGCTTTAGAATTACGAATGGTAAAAAATATATTCGTAAAATTTCGGGTAAGTATACAACATGTACTACACCTATGATGGCAGGGACATGGAGTTTCAGAGAAGCACAGAAAATTCTTGAAAATAATCTTCCTAAAGATTGGAAGAAAGAATTTTATCTTGAAGGTGTAGATGATTTGATTGTCTTAGATAATGAGACAATCAAACAACATTTACATGAGGAAGAATTTGAAAAGCGTTCTTTCAAAGATGTTCCGTTAAAAAAGGAAGATTTAGAGACTCTTGAAACCTACATTTCATCCTTATCTTCGCTGCCAGAAATTAGTCGTGAGAAACTAATTTGTATGAAACAGAATTTTAAATCAAATGTCATGGAATTTGATAACGAATTAGAAGACATCAAACATTGGATTTTAATTCGGAATCCGCCCGTGTGGATGTATCCATTTGTCGGTGTAGAGCTTTATAAAATCATCAGAGATAGAGCAAGGGTCAAACAGGATATTAATTATATAGATGGTTTGATTAAAGCTTACGAGAAAAATTATCCGTTTCATCAATTAATCTTTGAAATAAAGGAAAGAGAATATAAAAAGTACAAACCAAGAACAAAAATCTTTGGGAAATTTGAAGCCTATTATAAAGAGAAGATGAAAAGAAAGGATAAGAAGACAGCATGACAAGAGAAGAATTACATAATTTAAATCATTATCAGTTAGAAATCATACATAAATATTGTGATAATGATTTGCATGAGTTAAAAAAAATATGCAACCGTATAATTCGTAGAAAAAATGATGTGTTCCAGAAAGATTACGATGATATATATGATGATGGAATGAAAGTTTTGCTTGAATCGGTACTTTCTTATAATCCTGATAAAAAAGTAAGTTTTGATGTCTTTTTAAAAGGAAATTTACAAAGGTCTTTATGGGAATGGTCAAGAGATAAACACAGACAAAAAAGAGCAAATGTTCTTAGGCAAAACGGAAAAGTTTTAACGGATGAGAATGGTATGAGTATTGTTTTATCTAATTTATCTTTAGATATTGAAGATGATGATACTCAAAAAATGTATGAAAAAGTAGAATCTGGGTTTTCTATTGATGAAGAAATTGAAGATTTGTCAGAAAAGTATTCTAAAAAAATGGAAAATTACCTTTCTCGATTATCAAATATTCAAAGAAAAGTGTTGATATTAAAAGGAGAAGGTTATTTACAAGAGGAAATAGAAAAAAAATTGAATATCAGTTCAAAATTATATAACGATTCTATTGCTTCTATTAGGGCATGGGATAATACCCAACACATTGTATGTTTACTGAAAAGAAAGGGAAAAAGATAATGGACGGATATAGAATAGAAGGAAGAAGTTTAGGACAGTATTTAGATTCTGTAGATGATAATGATATAAGATTAGATCAAGATGTACAACGACAATTTTGTTCAAATTCCGAAATGATGAATGGTCTTTTATATAGTATTTTGTCAGGGAAGATATATGTTCCTAATTTAATACTTTCTGAAGAAGACATTGGAAGCGGAATCAAGGAAACATATGTAGTAGACGGATTTCAAAGGACAGAAACCTGTAGAAGATTTCGATGCAATGAATATAAAATTACAGAAAATCTTAGAGAACATATTGTTCAATATCGAGAAAGAGTCGTAGATGAAAATGGTAATACACGAATAGAAATTAAAGATTTTGATATTAAAAATAGATATTATGCGGACTTACCAGAAGATTTGAAAAAGAGATTTAACAAATGTCAATTAGCCTTATGCATTTATCAAAATTGTACGACATCGGAAACATCAGAATTGGTTTTATTATATAACAATCATACCAGTATGAATGTATCACAAAAATCATTAGCTTATGTCCAAAATTTTGCAGCAGACATTAAAGAAATCACAAGAAATAATAGATTTTTAAAAGATTGTACTGGTTTAACAGAAACAGATAAAAAGAATGGGATATGGGAAAGAATTATTTCCGAAAGTGTTATGGCTATTAATTACTTTAGCAATTGGAAATCAAATATTAAAAAGTGTTGTGAATATCTTAATGATAATGCGAAAATAGAGGATTTTCAACAAATCAATACATATTTTAATAGACTTAACCCATATTGTGATAAAGAAAAATTTCCTAAAATTGCTGAGTTATTTGTTTCAAAAGATTTTTGCGTATGGATGAAATTATTTGCATATTTTGATAGTTTACATATTTCAGATGATAAATTTGGAAAATTTTTGAATGAATTTGTTGATAATTTAAAATATACATATATAGGCTTGAAGAACTGGGAAGAGTTAACTAAGACAAGGAATACAAAAGATAAAAAAGTTATTGAAGAAAAGTTCATTCATTTAAAAACTCTCATAAACGAATTTTTATATATTAAAGAGGAATCTAAAGAAGAAAATATTATTGATACAGAAAAAGAAGAAGTGGTTGTAAATAATGTAGATAAAGAAAATACAACAAATTCAGTGTTGAGTTTTATTAAGGAGAATGTATCAGATGATATTGACGAAAGAGATTTAGAATGTTTCGAGGATACATTAGATGACCTTACTATAGAAGTAGATAACAATTCAAAGTTACTTGAGTCAAGTAATATAAAATCACTACTTGCTATGGTGGCATATTCATTTAAAAAAGATGAAGACCTGGATAAATGGTTCCCTGATTATTTTAGTAGGAACGATGACTACTTTACAGATCAGAAAGAGAATTTTTTATATATGAAAGAAGATTTCGATAGATATTTACAGAAAGGAGAAGAAAATGAGTGATTATAAAACGAATCATGAAATAGGAGAATTTATGTTACATAAAACATACGAGCTTGGATATAAACCATATAACATAGAATGGACTAATGAGTTGTATGGCGAAAATTCTTGTGTATATTTCAGATTAAGAGGATTAGGATTCTTAGGAAGTCATTGGAAGTTTGGAATGTGGTTAAACGAAGAATGGCAGTATGAAGAAAATAGAAAAGCATATGAGAAGAAATATGGCGCACAAAAAATATGGAATATCATTCAAATCTTCTGTCAATACGATACCATGATTGATAAGTTCAAACCGTCATGCAGTCCATTTTGTGTTAAGTATACTTTCTACGAGTTAAAGAAAATTGAAAGCGAATATTATATCAATCCATGGAGTAAGTTGGAAGATATGCTTAATATGATTGAACATCATCCATTATTATCTTATAGCATTGATTCATACGGATATAAAAGAGAATATTATCCTGAATCATTTTTATGGGAATTTGTTAAATCAGAAGGGAAAAGAAAGTGGATTCAGATTAAAAAATTCTTCATGTCTATTGTGTATATACCTTATATAAAAATCAAGCTCTGGTTGGCTAGAAGAGATTCTATCATTAAAGATGTTACATTTACTAAGTCAGAATTTAGCGGAGCAGATTATCAGATTAAAGTGATTTTTATACAGGCTGCTACAGATGAACAAATGGTAGCGTGGCTGGATAAATGGTTTAAAAGAGATAGGTATGGAGAATATGATACATATGATTGTGTTGTTGAATTAGAGAATTGTTTTCACCAAGAAGGACATGAAAAAGGATTTACATTTTGGTAATAGGATGAAATTATATGGTAAATAATAATTTGATGATTTTTGAGGGTCATGATGTTGAAGTATTTGAGTTGAATGGACAGGTGCTGTTTAATCCTAAACATGTAGCGGAGATTTTGGAGATTAAAAACGTCAATGATAATCTTAGGAAGATGAATGATAAACAGGTAATTAAACTTAAAAATTCAGATGTGAAAGATAAAAATTTTAGAAAATTAAATAATGCTGGAGAAAATTTTTTAACCTCAGAAGGTGTATTAAAATTGATTTCAAGTGCCAGAAAAAGTCAGGAAATAAAGACAAAATTAATTAAAGCATTATTTCCCTGAAAAAGATTTAATTGTTATTAATGATATACAAGAAATAAAATTTTTGGATATTTTAGAAAAAACTTTATCAGTATTTGAATTAAAAGGTATTAGACAATTTAAAGTAGGAAAATATAAAATTGACTATTACTTACCAAGTCTTAACATAGCAATCGAATATGATGAAAATAAACATAAAGGTTATACATATGAACAGCAAACATTAAGACAGAAAATAATTGAAAGAGAACTTGGTTGTAGTTTTATAAGAGTCGATGATTCAAAATCTCATAATGAAAACATAGGAATTGCATTAAAAGATATATTAAATCGTAAAGGAGAATATATAAAATGTTTGAGGTACAAGAAAGATTTAAACAAACAGAACGAGTAATTACAGTTTATGCAGTAAAGAAGAAAGGTGGTATAACATTTTTCCTTATATATAATAGAGGACGTGGACAATGGGAATGGGAGGATGCAGATAATTTTATTCCTGTAGAGCAGTAAGAAATATGCCTCTCATTGGCTTTTAGAAAGGAGAACTATAAATAATGACACACGACTTAGAATTAATGGATAAACAACTTGAAAGATTACATATTGTACCAAAGGTAGATGCAATGAACGAATATAGAAATTGGAGTCAAAAACTTCCATCTTTTCATTTTGATAAAGAATGGGATGTTAAAATTATTCCACCATTTCAAGGTGCAATTATTAGATTTTATATTAGTTACAATGGAAAATTTGTATCTGTATATTTTGATGCATATTCAGAACTTGGTTGGATGTATGACGAAAATGAAAATCCAGTTCCATATTTTGAATATTTTGATGGAGCAGATATTCATAGATATTATTTAGAACAATCAGAACAAATGATGGAAGATATTAGAAATTTCTTAAATAGTTAAGAAAGGAGAGAATATAAATCATGAGAACAACAGTTAAATTATCAAGTATTAAGATTCCAAAATCATATGCAGCAACTATTCCATCAGAAAAGAAAATAAAAACAAAAAGGAAGAAATATAGAAAAGGAAAGCTACGAGCCATAACAATTAATACAGATGGATTTCTGATTAATGGCTATATTAATTATCTTATCTTAAAAGAGAATAATGTAGAAGATGCAGAAGTTAATATTGTAGATATTAAAAAGAATGATAACAGTAATGTTCCTGAATCATATAGAAATACAAGGACAACATATATCTATGGAAAACATCCTAATAATAAATCAGAGAAGATTTATACATGGCGAATTCCTAATGCGGAGAGTTGGATGAAGTTTTCTGAAATGGTTCTCCCAGATGATTTGATTTTCTGTAAAACAAAATTTGGTTGTTCACCTGTGATTGTACAAGCGATTCAAACAGTAGATAAATGTCCAGTTGAATTTCCAGTTAAGAAGGTTCTGAGTAAGAAAATCATACGAAATGGAAAAGGGTTAGAATAAAAAATAAAATCGGGTATGGTAACTCTCCTTTGCCAGTATTATATACGAAGTTTTATACATGGGGATAATTAGTCGAAAGGCTACAGGTGGTTTTGCACCTGAAAAGTGAGGTTTATAAACACTCACTAAAATTCATGTAATTTGGTTATTCGTGAATTTGAGGGTTAAGACCCATTATAAATTACATGGATACAAAACCTCTTGTTCTGCTAAAGGTATACGGCTCAAGGTTAAGACCTATTATAAATTACACAGGTACAAAAATGAAATTATGAAGATGATATAAAAATGTAAGAATTGGTTTAATGAAGGGAGTTTAAAAATAATATGAGTAATTGTAAATTAGAAAAACCATTTTTTCACAAAGGACATATGTGTTATATGTTGAAAAATAATGAAGGGGAATACGACACTATAAGAGCTGATAAACTTGTTTATGTAACATTTATTGATAAGACATTGAACCCTCTGGATGAAAGTTGGGATTTAGAACACATTGATGGAGATTGGAAAAATTGTAAGTATGATAATTTAAAACTGAAAAATATTACGGAGAAATAATAAGATGTCAGAAATTAGAGGATTAATACTTTTTATAATAGGATACATAATTGGGAAATTGATTTTTAAATATTAAAGGAGAGTAAGATATATGGAATTCACTACTGTTATTTTATTAATAGTAATAGCAATATTAGGAAGTTGTGCAGGAAATTTAATTGGGGGAATTCTGTCTGTTTTATTTCTTGGATATAAAGAGATAAAAAAGAATAAGAAGGATAAGAATAAAAAATAGTAAATTATGTAAAAAAGAAAGGAAGAGAAAATGTAGATGAAGATACTGTAAATGCTTTGGAAAATTAAGAAATTGAAGGAGAGATGATATGTGGTTTCTATGTCAAGAGTCATACAAAACATTAGATGATGCACGAAAGCGAGCAATGGAGATTGGACGAAAGAATTTTGATTCAATCCATAAAGAGTGTTATGGATTATTTTTTAAAAGAACTGTATATGTCGTTCTTTGGTGGAAATGGATTGAGGAAGGAGATGTGGAATAGTTGGAGAGATTAACAGAAAGATATGATATTACACCAGACGGAGAATCAGATGTCTGGGTTAAACAACACGATTACATTTCAGCGGTGCGAAAACTTTGTGATTATGAGGACTTAGAAGAACAGGGCTTACTTGTGAGGTTGCCATGTAAGGTCGGAACAGAAGTTTTTGTTATTTTCCCAGGAATTAATCATTATGCAAAATGTCAAATTAAAAAAATAGAGATTAAACCGAATATATTTGAAAAAATATGTTACTTTATAGAGCCTGTTGTACGCAGAGGGCAATATTTAAAATATTTTAATAATAAGTTTGGAGAAACAATATTTCTTACCAGAGAAGAAGCTGAGAAAAAATTGAAGGAGATAAAGAATAATGCTTGAGATTGTAAAAACGATTTTTATGATATTAGGTGCGTATGTATTTGGTGTTTTTATTTATGCGACTGTATGTGTATCGATTAATAAATTCAATAGATGGCGCAAGAATGGCTGCAAAATTAAATGTCTTTGTAAACCTCATATTTATGGATTTTATTGGTACTTTCCTGATTCTGGGGAGTTAACATTAAAGTGCAAAAAATGTGGGAAGATAAATAAAATTATAGTCGATAAAGAATCTTTTGATAGCGGAATGTGGAAGTAAATATGGGAAATAAAATTGAAAAAGTGATTGGTGTGTTACCTATCACAAATAGAATATGTTATGGAAAAGTAGATAAAGAAAAGAAACTTTGGGTTGGGAATAGAGAAGATGTCACAGATATGGCTATTTCGGCAGTATTTGATTGGTTCTTTAATCAGATGGATGGAAAAGATGAATTCTCTATATGTTACCCAGACGTTCCTGGCATGAAGTTGAAAATGGTAAGAGAAGAATAAATAAGGAGATGAAAAGATGACTAATGAAGAAGCAATAAAAGAATTAAGTTATGATAATACGGATTATGGTGGTAACTGTACCTATGAAGTCAGAATGGCTGCAATTAAAGCGTTAAGAAAACAAATCCCAATGAAGCCAAATAATATAAAAGATATTCTTGATTTTTCTGGTAAATATTATACAACAAGAGGTGATTGTCCAGTGTGTGGAAGAGAAAGAGTTTTTATATCAGATTCATATTGTGATAATTGTGGACAGAAATTTGATTGGGAGTAATAACAAATGTGTGATGTAAATGCAAATATTAAACATAATCCAAAAACAAAAGTAACTGACATAGAACAAATATTTGAAGTCATATATGATAAACCACTTTATTCATTAAAGTATAAAAAAGTTGGAGAAGATTATTACCATATAGGGTATAGTTCATATGATTTTCATAATGTCATTCAATGGGAGTTAGAATATTTTGAGTTGGCTAATTGTATTGAATGTAAATATGGACAGAAAGATGTTGTAGGGAGAAAGTGTCAAGCGTGTATAAATAAAAATATGTTTGAGAAAATTTGAAACGGCAGTTTCATGGAGAAGAAAGGAGAAAAGTATTTATGAAAGTAGGAATTACAGGACATAGAAATCAAAGACTGGGACTACCAGAAGATGAAACAAGTAAAGAATGGGAACATATCAGATATTGGATTTCGCATGAATTAAGTAAATATATTCAAATTTGTGCAGAAAGAAATGAACCATTAGAACTATATTGCGGAATGGCTTCTGGGAGTGATATTGCATTTGCGATTGCAGGAGTGTCAATGCATTACATAAATGGCATTAAATTACACTGTATTCTTCCTTGTAAAGATTATAACTCATCACATAAATATTATAAATTTTTAAAGCTAAAAGCAACTGAATGGGTTGAATTATCAGATAAATTTTATAAAGGTTGTGATAACGTAAGAGATCAATACATAGTTGATAAGTGTGATGTCTTACTAGCAATTTGGGATGGCAATAAAACAGGTGGTGTTTGGTCTACCATTCGTAAAGCTCAAAAAGCAGGAAAGAGAATTATTTATTGCCCTAAAGAATTACTTATTAATAGGTAAAATGTGTTTTTATTGAAAGAATTGGAGAGATTTTTATGTTTGCACAAATTAAAGATATAAAAGATTATATTCATAAGTGTAATGTTGAAAAGTTACCCATAACTTATGATGATAAAATGGAAGTAAATTTATTCGGTAATAAAATTTTAGTAGAAAGAAACGAGTGGCTATGGCATTTACATCTAAAATTAACCGATGTGTGTAATGCAAAATGTTTTTTCTGCGTAGAGCAGAATGCTGAACGTTGTGAAAATGCAGAGTATTTTGTAAAACAAGTTGATGAAATGTTAACTGAAATGGAAAATGCTGGCATTTTATATTCGGTTTCCGTTACAGGTGGTGAGCCATTGTTATTTAAGAAATTTGATAAATTATGTGATGTATTAAGAAACCATAATATTAAATTTCTTACAATGAATACAAATGGTAAATATTTAGAAGATAATCTTGACAAAATTGATGGGTTGTTTGATTTTATAGATATTAGTCGTCATGCAATTTCCGATAAGAGAAATAATGAAATTTTTAATACGCACATGCCTTCCTTATTTGATTTAAAATGTATTAAAGGCAAATTAGTTGAAACAAAAATGAGATTGCAATGTGTATTATGTGATGCAAATACAATTGAAGATGTATTAGAAATGATAGATGCATATTCGTTTGCAGATGATTTATCTTTTAGAAAACTTATGAAGTTGAGCGATCATAGTGGTATTAAATATGACGATAAAGAGAAGTTATACAATGAGATTCTTGAATATGCATATAATCATTTTGAGTTAGTAGAACAAACAATTCAAGATTACTATGTATATGAAATATGGAAATACAAAGATACATTAATTACTTTTAGTTATTCAAATATGAAAATGTTAAGTGAAGTTGAGAAAGTAGAAGATAATCATGTTTGCAGAGAATTTATTATTCATCCAGACGGTACAATTTCAGGTAGCTGGAATAAAAATATGAAAGTGATTAAGAATTGAAATGTTGTTTTCATGGATAAGAAAGGAATAATTTGTGAGTGAAAAGTTATATAAAGATGTAATAATGATTATCAAAGGTTGGTATAACAAAGAAAAATATAATTGTTCTTTTGCAGCGTTAAATGCATATTATCATAAACATTATACAAGCGTTTCTGATTTAACTTATGATACAGTAATAGAAAATTTTCTAATTCCTACTATGAATTGGGTTTTTGAAAACAAGTACGAAAGTTGTGAAGTTTATTTTAAGTTAATAACAGATAGGTTATATAGAACACGAAAAGAAAATACTTCTTATCTTGCTGTCTTATTTGATGGAATGGTTAATTTTTTATTCTCACTAGCTATTAGAGATATAGATGAAATTACGAAAGAACCATATTGGATTATTGATATGTCTGAATACAAGGAAGATGTAATTTAAGGTGATGATAATGGGAAGTTATTTCGAAATTGATAATGAATATCAGAGTAGTAAACAAAAATCAGGAATTTTGATTAATGCAATCAAAGAGTTAGAATGTAATCCTCAATTTAAAGAATATGGTTTGTTTATTCCTATGAAGGACGGTAATTGGAAAATAACAAGAAATGGAATTGCTGTTCTATTATATCATTTTATTGTGTCAACATGGGATTTTAAAGGATATTGGCGAGACTATGCGATAGAAGAAAATAAAGAAGATTTAGAGGATAAAATCGAAAGAGAACATTTAAGCGAAGATGAAATCAAGAAGAAAATCAAGGAATATGAGAAAAATATAGATGAAGATATTCAGTGGATTATTGTTTATCTTTCAAGAATTTTATGTAATATGATATTAGATAAAAGGAGAATAGTTTATGGAAGATGGAGATGAATATTATGAATGAAATTTTAATTATGCAATTAGAAAAAGAAAGAAAGAATTTAATTACTCATATTTCAAGAGATTCACGAATGGATGTTATGGGATTGTATAATATTAAATCTTATGATGTTGTTATAGACATGTTAAGTAAATACATTAGAGGTTGTAATTACGATACAGCCAATAAGCTTAGATTATTATGGTTAAGTAAATATATTAGAAGGATGCCTAATGAAATTAAATAAGGTTTATAAAAGTAGAAAACGAAAAATATATGAATTATTTTTTGAATGGTTATGTGTGAAAGTAAATAGAATTAGAAAGAAAGTAAGGAAATGAATGACGTAGATTATAAGGAATTTACAATGTGCTAAATCATGCTTTCAAGAAAGGGAAGAGATAAATATTTGTACAGAATGAAAATATAAAAGTGATTAAGAATTGAAATGCGTCTTTCATGGAGGAAAATAATGTTAATTAATAAAGGAAATGATAATAGGTTAGAAAACGAACACATAAAATTTGTTTCATATACTGGTTCATATCCAAATTTATGTAGAGGAACATTAACACTTATTATTGATAATGAGAAATGTGTATTTGAAGGGTATGAAACAGACGAAAAGAACAATAAATATCCTAGATTTTGGGAATCTGGTGGTTCATGTTGGTTTGACGATAATTGGTATAGTTATTGTAATGAGGGTGAATGGGAAATCTATGAAGATAGAATACCTAAAAAGTATCGTGGGTATGCGAAAGATATAGATTGTATTTTTAATGCAAATGTTAGACATGGATGTTGTGGTGGGTGTTTATAGAAATGAGGAAGAATGAATGAAAAACAAAGAAAAATTTGCCAAAGAAATTATAGATGTTGCGTGTAAAGGAGACATAATTGCAGTGACAAAAGATAATAAGGTCGTTGGTTGCGATGATATTTATTGTGAACAATGTTTATTTGATATTGATAATTTATGTTATCGTGAGGATAATATTCTCTACCGATGGGCTGAATCAGAATATATTGAGAAACCTACAATTACATCAAGAGAGAAGAAATTTCTTGATGTTCTTTTACCTAGCTGCAAATATATTGCAAGAGATAATAGCAATGAAATTTATATATACGATAAAAAACCAACACGAACGGATTGTGATTGGTATTCAAATGATGGTACTCTTGATTACATATCAACAAATCTTTTTGGTAATATGTTCGATTTCATCAGATGGGAAGATAAAGAACCTTGGTGCATTGAGGATTTGAAGAAATTAGAGGTGAAAGATGAATAAGAATGATTGGATTTCAGTAAAAGAGAGATTACCAGAAGCAGAATTAGTATATGAATCATCATTTAATGACTATGAATCAAAAAATGTTCTTATTCAAACAAAACGAGATGAAATATATTCGGCTTATTGTGTAAAAAGAGTATATAAAGACATAAAGCTTAAAGAAGAGATAAATTGGTATACATATGGCACAGGTGGAAGAAAAATGAAAGTAATGAGTAAAGTTGTCGCATGGATGCCATTGCCAGAGTTATATACAGGCGAGTGATTATGTGTGATGATTACGAAGAAGATCCATATGACTACTGCTATGAATGTGGTGGTTATGGGGATGATTATTATATGGACGAAGATGGAGAATTAATCTGTAGATGTCCTGAATGTCCTATGAATCCTAATTCATGGGACGATTAATACATATCAAGTAAATTTCTATGGGTGATCACCCAAATTATTTCCAAAAACAAAGAAATGTTATTTTCAACTAAATGATTCAAATTCCCTTATTTTATAGGGAGTTGTACAACTGCTTTATCCTAGAATTTACCTAAATTCCTTTCTGTAAAATCTGTAATGCTGCGTAAATCGAACATTCATGACTATCCGATAAAAATAACAATTCATCGGAGAATGGATTAAGAGTATTAAGTCTATTTGATGGTATATCATGTGGCAAAATTGCATTGGATAGAGCTGGATTTAAGGTTAAAGATTACTATGCTTACGAGATTGAACAGAATGCAATTAAGATAAGTAGATATAATTATCCATCTATTCATCAATGTGGTGATGTTTTTGATGAAGATTTTAGTAAATATGAAAGTATTGATTTGTTGATTGGGGGATCTCCATGCACCTTCTGGTCAAGTTCTAAGTGTTCAAAAACGGCAAAGTATAAGAGAGAAGTTAAACCAGAGGGCAATGGATGGAATTTATTTATGGAATATGTAAGAGCATTACATGAATCTAATCCAAAATATTTTCTATATGAGAATAATTATAGGATTGATGATTCTATACAAGCTGCTATTACAAAAGAACTTGGTGTTGAACCTGTGCTTTTAAACAGCCAATTAGTTTCAGCTCAGAGGCGCAAGAGATTATATTGGACGAATATTCCAATAAAAGGAGAACCAGAAGATAGAGGAATTTTAGTAAAGGATGTGATTGTAAATGATTCTGAACTAATTAAGCAGTTTGATAATCGTATTAGAAACACATTAGTCAAATGTGAGAATTACATAAAATATGATTTAAGTGGCAAAGGACATTTTTCTCAGCAAGATAGGATGTATTTTCTTGACAATAAAGCACCAACAGTTCCGAGATGTAGGACTGAAACTAAATTCAATGTTTGGTTAGGTGGAGAAACATATAAGAAAACTTGTCCTGTTGAGATAGAAAGACTTCAAACATTACCAGATGGATATACAGAGTTTGGGTTGAACGAAGATGGAAGTATTGTAAAAATGCCAAAGACAAGAAGATTTGAAGCTATTGGTAACGGTTGGACTGTTGATATGATAGCTTGGATATTTAGTTTTATGAAGAAATAAAAATAGAGGAAGAGAATAAAAGAGACGACACTATGGGAATTACAAGTAAACAAACAGGAAAATTCAGAGGAATGATGAGATGAAAGGGAATAACGATGAATGACATTGGTTATTGTATAATGGGTGTGTTAATTATTTTAAATATATTTGGAGCAAAATGGTATGCTGATCAAAATAAATTAGGAAATGTAATCATCTCATGTACAACTTCAATAATTATAACAATATTAATGTGTTGCTTAGTAATGAAAAGTTGATTTCAAATGAGATGGTTAATAAAACATGAACGCATTCTCGTGACTTTAGTCATGAGTTAGTGAACGAAAATATAGAGAACTATAATATAGAAAAGAGGTGAAATTGTGGAAAAGGCATTTAAGTATAGAATTTATCCAACCAAGAAACAGCAGGAGTTAATCCAGAAAACATTTGGATGTTGTAAATTTGTATATAACTATTATCTCAATATGAGAAAAGAATCTTATGAAAAAGATAAGACATCTATAACTTATAATATGTGTTCAAAAGATATGACAAGTTTGAAAAAACAATTGGAATGGTTGAAAGAACCTGATAAAGACGCTTTGCAGAAATCTTTGAAAGATTTAGACATGGCATATCAGAAGTTCTTTAAAGAATATTCAGGTTATCCAAAATTCAAATCAAAAAAGAACAGATATAAGTCTTATAGAACCAGTTGCACAAATAAGAATATCCGATATGATAACAGAAAAATTAAACTTCCAAAAATCGGATGGGTTAAAACAAAGGATAAACAAATTCCTCAAGGAAGAATAATTAATGCTACTATCTCCCAAGAACCAAATGGACATTATTACTGTTCATTGTGTTGTACTGATGTAGAGTTTCCACAATTCACAAAAACAGATAAAAATATTGGGATTGACTTAGGAATCTGTGATTTTGCAATATTTTCTGATGGGACTAGAATTGAAAATCCAAGATTTTATGAAAAATCAGAAAATAAACTTGTTAAACTACAACGTGAATTATCAAGAAAAACAATTGGTAGCAATCGTTGGGATAAAGCAAGAATTAAAGTTGCAAATTTACAAAAACATATTTCAAATCAACGTAAAGATTTTTTACAGAAATTAACTACAAATATTGTAAAGAATTATGATGTGATATGTATTGAGGATTTAGATGTTAAGTCTATGAAAGAAACAGATTCTACTATTCGTAATAAACGAGTTGGTGATGTTTCATGGGCTGAATTTCGTAGAATGATTACATATAAAACTCAATGGTATGGAAAAGAATTATCTGTCATAGATAGGTTCTATCCATCTTCTCAGATTTGTCACATTTGTGGTAATAATGATGGGAGAAAATCAGAAGATATTAGATTCTGGATTTGTCATAATTGTAAATCAGAATTGAACAGAGATATAAATGCAGCAATAAATATTCTCAATGAAGGTTTGAGAATGAGAACCGTAGGAACTACGGAGATAGCCTAGTGATACTTAACATGTTGGTGTTATTGACTAGGAATCTCGTCACTTTAGTGATGAGAGGTTCAAACTTATGTATATGGAGAACATTTAGATGGAACACCTTACAAATATCCATTATATCGCATGAAAACTTATCGTTGTAAAAAATGTGGAATAGAGAAGAAATATAAAAGCTGTGATGATAGTTGAAAAAACTAATGAGGTGAATAATGAATAATTATATTTGTTTAACGTTATCAAAGTTATCAAGATACAAACAATATATGTATGTTGATTGTAAGAATTATCTTGCTGATGATTTATTCATAAAAAATAAAATTACGGTAAAATTTGAAGGTGATTTCACAAAGGATGATTCTGATTATATTTTTGTATATTGTAAAGTAAAGAAAAAAGATCATGATAAATTCATTAAGACTCTTGGAGAATTGAAAAATAAGATGTTAATTATGGGATATTCTGATTACGAATCATTTTGTGAAAAACAGATTAATAAGATTTTGTGCAAATTAAATTAGTAAAATTCGAGTTGAAAGAAATCTTTCATAGGAGGTGTAAAAGAATGGGGTGTCACACATGGTTTAGTAGACCAATTACAGATGAAGAGTTTGAAAAAATGAAAGAATATGCACCAAAAGAAATATATTATCTTACAGGTGATTTACAAGAGAATATTAAAAGTGGATTATACGATAAAAATTTATACAATCTCCTTATGAAATCATGCAATGAAGATATTCCATGTGTATATGGGAAGTATTGGTGGCAACTTGGATATGGAGAAGGAAATCCTGATTTAGAAATTTCATTTACTCGTGAAATTCGAGGTTATAATCAACTATTTGTAAATGTTCCAGAATATAATGATTTATTTAGAATAAAAAATTATCCCAAGAAAATTATAACAAGTAGAAAAAATCTCAGACGATGGATGGGTAAAAGATATTTTAAATTAACAAATGAACAATTAGAAAGAGTATCGGAATTTTTTAGAGAATATCCATGTGGAGTAATTACATTTGGGTGAAAAGGAGAAACAATGAATATATTAAATGTCTATTTATTACTTATAGGAATTTTTATGTCAATCATGGGAATCGTCTGGTCTAAGGGAAATTGGATTAATGTTTTTATAAAAATATTATATTTAGTAAGTGGTACATACTTGATTTTATATGCTTTATATTTGAGTAATATTTTATTAGTTGTACATAAGAGTTGAAAAATTTATTTCAAGGAGGATTACATAAATGATTAAATACTATTGTGATTTATGTGGCAAAGAAACAAATGATACGTCTTATTGCATACCAATCAAAATACATGTGTCGTTTGGTTCTAAATATCTTTCAAAAGCAGTTTTGTTGTGTTCTTTATGTAGAGATAAGTTTAGTGATCTTGCTTTAAGATTGGTTGCGAATGATGAGCTATATGAAGGATTAAAATTTGATCCAGATGACTAAATACAAGTAGGAGAATTGATTAATGTTTGGATTGTATAAATGGAGAAGTCGAATATACTTACATCCACCAGATAAAATGAATGATTTATTTTTTAAGGAGGCAAATAACGTATTTTTGATATGAAAAGAATATTTATAATTTTGATTAGTTTATTTTTTCTAATAGGTTGTAAACAATATGACAGTAATGAACCAGTTCCAGAAAGTATGTTTAAAGAAATTAGTAGAATGGTATCACAAAAATTATCCTGATGTAGAGTTTGATTTTGACGATGTGTTTATAGTCTGGTCATGCAAGACTTTACAGAATTATAAATGTCTTGCTTCTACTACGGTTTCTGGTGATGGAATCTATGTTGAGTATACATACAATGGCGATAAGCAAGAACTATATGAGGATGTATATAAAAAAAGTAACAAACACTTGCATTACTGAGGAATAACATAAAATATTTCTTTCATCGTAGTTAATATTATATTTAAAATTTCTATTATTTCTTATGCCTTAATTCAAGGCGTTTTTCAAAAATTTACAACTTAATACATCGTAAGAAGGGAGATGTTGTGTTATAGAAACCAAAGACAATATTTTACCAGATAATAAGTGGGAATTTGATGAAAATGTAGCAGAATGTTTTGAAGATATGCTTTCAAGATCAATTCCACAGTACAACTTAATGCGTAAATCTATTCTTGATTTGGCATCTATTAGAATCAATAAAATATTACAAAGATATTCAGAAAACGAATTATCAAATTGTTCACAACCATTTTCAGTATTAGATATCGGATGCTCAGATGGATTGCAAATTGCTGATTTCTTATCGAAATATAATCATGGACATTATATTGGAATTGATGTATCTGAGCCAATGCTTGATAAAGCACGTATAAGATTTGATAAAGAAATACAAAATGGAAGAGTATCTATTTTAAATATGGATTTAAGAAATGAATTCCCACGAGAATATTTCGATATAATCACATCTACATTATGTATTCAGTTTACTCCTATTGAATATAGGCAGGATATTTTGGCGAATGTATATAAATCATTAAATCATGATGGGATATTTTTAATGGTGGAGAAAGTATTAGGAGAAACATCATCATTAAATAATATGTTCGTTGAGAATTATTACGGACTAAAGAAATTAAATGGGTATTCACAAGAACAAATAAATAGAAAAAAATTATCACTAGAGGGTGTTCTAGTTCCATGTACAAATAAATGGAATGTTGAGTTATTACATCAAGCAGGATTCAGACAAGTAGATGTATTTTGGCGTTGGATGAATTTTGTGGGATATATTGCAATTAAATAGGGGGTGCATATATGCTAAATGTATTTGAAGGATTTTCAGGAATTGGCATATTTACAATTGCCCTCAAAGAAATGGGAATAAATTATCATCTTGTTGGTACAAGTGAAGTTGATAAATATGCAATATTATCATATGACGCAATTCATAATGAATCTATAAACATATCAAACGATGGGTTATCTGATGATGAGATGATTACATATCTAAAAACAATAAATGTCGCTTATAATTTTTCTACTGGTAAATCTGAACTTCCAAAATCACATGAAGAAATTTTAAAATTATATAATTCATGTAAAAACATAAAAAACTATGGAGATATTCGTAGTATAAATACAAATAATCTTCCTGATATTGATTTATTTACATATTCATTTCCATGTAAAAATATTACCAATGAAGGTCAACAATTAGGTTTTAAAAGAGATAGTGGAACACAATCATCGCTAGTTTGGAATTGTGAACCACTCATCAAATACAAAAGACCAAAATATTTAATTATGGAGAATGTTAAAAATATAGTTAGTAAAGCCCATATAAACATTTTTAATGAATGGTGTGATACATTATCTTCATATGGTTATAAAAATTATTGGAAGATATTCAACGCAAAGAAATATGGCATTCCGCAAAATCGTGAAAGAGTGATTATGGTTTCAATTCTAAATGATGATGGTGACTTTTTAATTCCAAATGAAATTCCTCTGAAATTATCATTACTTGACATACTAGAAAAAGATAAAGTTGATCAAAAATATTATGTGGATATAAATAATGCATATAATGGATTAATAACTGGTTTAAAATTTGATGATAATGGAAATCCAATAGTCAACGTGAGAGAAGCAACAAAGAAAGGATATACAGAAGCAACAATTGGAGATAGTATTAATGTTGCTCATTATAATAGTAAAACACGAAGAGGCAGAGTAGGACATGGTGTGGCGCAAACTCTTACGACAACTTGTTATCAGCATATATTGGAAAAGGATGGCTCAGTGAGGAAATTAACTCCAAAAGAATGTTGGAGATTACAACTACTGAATGATAAATATTTTAATTTAGTTAAAAATATTGCAAAAATACCAGAGACAAAATTATATGAACGAGCTGGAAGAACAATACCAATAACTATTGTAAAAGCAATATATAAAAACTTATTTGGAGATATAATAAATGCGGAAAATAATGAATAATTTTTTGGAGAATGAAATAAAAGATAAAGATTCTGTCGCCATTTTATTCAGTGGTGGATTGGATAGCCTGTCAATATTATTATCTTGTTTAGACATTGGGGTAAAACCAACGCTATATACATTTTATTTAGAAAAATATGAATCAAGTGATATAAAAAGTGCCAGAAGAATTGCTGATTTGTTTGGATTAAACCTAATTGAAGTTCCTATTAAACAAGAAATAAATACATTAATTAGTGATGTTGAATATATCGTAAATCGGTTTCGTACATACAAAAAATCTGCTGTTCAATGTATTCATCCATTTATATATGTAAAAAGATATATAAAAGAAAAGTATGTGATTAGTGGTTTATGTGCAGATGATTTATATGGAACGTCAAAACACATGAGTATAATATCAAAAGATTATGAACAGTTTCAATATGAAAGAACAATGAAAGTAAAAGATTCTGCATCTCTGGGTATAAATATATTAAATCTATTTTTAATGATAGAATATTCATTGCCCCGTATAAAGAATGTAAAGAGCTAATTGATTATTTTATGTCTTTAAACTATAAATCAATGAATTCCCCCAAACAAAAATATATTACATATACATCATATCATGACGAAATAGAAAGATATGGATTATATCGAAGAAATGAAAACTTACAATGTGCATCAAAAATAAGAGAATATCATGATGATCTATTAAAAACAAATCTGAATACTAATGGGTACAAAATTGTAACTCCAATATATCGAAAGATGTATCAAAAATATAAATCAACAAACAAGAAAGAAGAGAATAAATAAATGGAAAGAAACCCAAAAGAAAAATACATCAAGTATTTCATGAACTCTATTAAAATCAAAACATTTATTCCTAGAGTTTTTTGGTACAGATGCGATAAATGTGGAATGGAATATAGAAGAGAATTAATGTATAAGGGAATTGAGGAAGATACATACTATCGTAATGAAAATTCTAGAATAGGATGTTGTCATTGTTTTAAAAATAGTGAAGATTTTAAAAGATGGCTAAATGAGATTAATTTTTTATATTCAGAAGAATATTTATCTGAATTGTACGATAACCCATTAATACGGTGGCGGAGATGAAATTATTTTTTCAAGGTGTGAATAATATATTTGGAGAATCTTATGAATATACAAGGAAATATAGAAAATTTTGTAAACAGATGAAAGAGAAAGAAAGGATGAATAAAAATGACAGATTGTAAAGGAAATGAATTAAATATCGGTGATGAAGTTGTTTATGTTTATGGTAAAAATTCATACGCTAGATTAAAGACAGGAAAAATCACAAAATTTTATAAAAATCGTTTTGGCGAAGATGAATGTAGTGTAGATGGAAACACTCATATTTTAAGTATGAGAATAATGAAATTGAATTAGCTTGTACGTGATAAGAAAGAAGGTGATAGGTTGCAAATTTTAGATGATAAAGCTTATTGCATACAAGAAATATTCAATGTTGATCCATTTGATAATAGAATCGCAATTATATATCCAATAGAATTTATTGGCGATCCAGTATTAGAAGAAAACATTCCTAAAATGCTTTCGGTAGTTAGAGAATATATTAAAGAGTTTGAATCGTATTTAATGTTTAAAAATATGATAGAAAATGCTAGATGGGATTCAGAAAAACTTAAATATGGCAATATAGCATATAAGCACCAGGAAAAAGCAGATAAATTAGCAGAAAAAATGAACGAAGGTATCAGTCCTTATGCATGGTATGTTAATAAAGTGAATGATAAATTAGCGTTCAATGGAATTTCACGAAAAGTTGATTATACCATATGTTTAGAAAAGATTTAGAGGTGATTCACGATAGAAATTAAATTCAAAAATGGAAGTAAATTAGAGAATATAGAATCAGAAGATAGTAAACGTAGTAGTCCTATGAGAATTAAATTTGGAGAATGGGGAAACTACAACACAAGAAAATTCAGAAGAAGTAATGAAGAAACAGATTTTATATTATCAGAAACATCCAGAAGAGTATCTTGAATTAGTTTATGATAATTTACATTTATTCAAATATCAGAAATTATTGTTAAAAATGTTATTAAAAATTGGGAGGTAACTATGAATTTTGCAAGCGCATTATTTTCACTTAAAAGAGGACACAAGATTAAAAGAAAACATTGGACAGGTTGGTGGGATCTGGATGGTAATGAAGTTATGATGCACTGTTACGATGGTAGAGTTATTAATATCAGAGATTCAGAAGATATTACATATACAATCGAAAACATGGCGTGTGATGATTGGACTATTGCTGATAATTGTGGAGCAAAGGGAGAACTAAGTAATGGATAAACCTTTATTTTCATTCAAACGAGATGGATGTCAAACATGTTTGTGTAGAAATTGCGAATATAAACAAGATATGTCATGTGGAAATTGTTGTCAATGTAAAAAGTTTAATAATCATATTATAATGTCAAATTGTCAATATAAAAAGATCAGATGAAAGTTCCCTTTCATCGTAAAAATTACGTCTTTTGAGGTGTATTTTTGACTGAAATATGCCTTGAAAGACACATATAAGGATGTAAATGAATGAATAATGTTAAAGTTACGAAGCAATTTGTAGAATATTCAAAGGAATTAGCAGAAGATATTCTTGGATATAATAGATGTTTTCATTATGGAAACATGGATAAAAGGACAAATAGAAAATTAATATATCATATCAAACGTTGTGAGAAATTGCTTAATGAAATGGAGAATAAAAATGAGTAGACTGATAGATGCTGATAAATTTATTAAAAAGTTCAACTATGCAAAAGCAAATACCGAAGAAGAGAATATAATGTGTGCAACTGTTAGAAGAATGATTCGAGAAGAACCAACAGCTTTCGATTTAGATGAAGTCGTAAAACAGTTGAAACAATTAAAAATGAGATACTTCTTAACAATTGTAAACACAGGAGATAAAAAGTTAGATATTGCTTATGAAAATGTAGGAAATGTATTAGACAGGGTTATTGAAATTATAAAAGGTGGTGAAATTTAGATGTTAACGCCTGCGATATTATATAAAGATCAAATCGAAAAGGAATTTCGGAAATTATATTATACAGAAGATATGTTTTATTATACTGGCTGTTTGGCACAATGGTATCCTAATATTAAGGATATTCCTGACGATGGTGATTTTGATTATGCGATTGTGAATAATGTTGGTAAACTCATTGGTTATCTTTCGTATAAAACAGATTATTATTGTTCAAAAGTCTATAATTTTGGATTAGTTTCTTTTGATAGGGGAAATCCAATTATAGGTAATGACTTATATAAAAAGTTAGAAGAACTTGTTCTACGTTTTCACCGTATTGAATGGAGAATGGTTGGTGGAAATCCTGTTGAAAAACATTATGATAAGTTTTGCAAATTACATAATGGTCAAAAACATATATTAAGAGATTCAATAAGAGATAAGAGTGGAGATTATCATGATGATATTATCTACGAAATTATTAATGACTGAGGAGAAGATAATATGAGAGCATTATTTTATTTAGAAGACAAGCTTGTAGCAGAAGAATTTTATAAATGCCAGCAGTGGAAAGGGGGAAATGGCAATTATCTCGTGATAGATACGGAAAGAGGTCAAAGACTGTTTTTTGATTTTAGCAAAAATACAAACCCGAATATAGGTACAGTAGAAGACAATATAATGAAAGCAGCTAGGGGCAGAGTTGATTTGAGAAGATTTAAAGCTCTAACATTAGAGGATATTTTAAAAACGGAGAATTCTTATAATATATCCTATTTAAATTAGAGATAAAATACAAAAGTTGATTATAATTACAGGAGAAATTAGATGAGTAAATCGGTATTTGTAATTGATACACCAGAAACTTGTATAGATTGTATATTTTGTCAAGAATACAGGACAAAAAGTAGAGAATATGCATATTGCTATGTGACCAATGGGGATAGCGAAAATGACATGAAATTAATTGACTGTATATACGGATATCGTCAATCTAAACCCGATTGGTGTCCATTGAAACCGCCGCCAGAAGAAGATCATGAAAATCATTATCCTAATAAATGGATAGATGGATATGCTAATGGCTGGAATGATTGTTTAAAGGAGATTGTAGAATGAATTATAAGAAAGAACTATTCGAAAATCAGAAAATTATTTTGCTTGCGTTGAATAAACTTCTTACTCCGCATTGTAAAGGATCTTTACGTGATGCAAATGGTGAAACTCAATGTAATATTAATTTGATTGAGAGATATCATGTAACAGAGAAGATATTAAAATACATTAATGAATGATTGAAAGTAAACTTTCATCTGTGGGAAAAGAGGAGTAGATATATGGAGTATATTAAAATTGATTTTGATTGTGGATCATCCATTAAAGATTCAGTTAAATTATTGCATAGTAAGGCAGAAGCTACTGGTAAAAAATATTTTGGAGAATTTAATGGTCACAAATTAACATCCGATATGACAGTAGATGAAGCATATATTAAATGTATTGGTAAAACATTTAAAGAATTTAAAGATGAACAAGAAAAAATGAGACAAGATTTAATCAGAAGGGAAGAAGAACATAAAAAGAAAATTCCAGAACTAACAAAATATTGGATTAAAGAAGGACATAAAATTTTATCACAAGATAAATGGGATGAATGGAATAGATGTGTACCTATTAGATTAGGTGATCTGTACGAGGGGATGGAGTTAGGTCAATGTTTAGATATTATTAAAATTGTTAAGGATGATTCTATTGCAGCAGGTATTAAAGTAATGAAGAATCAAGGTCACTCAGGAATGTCTTGGGGACTTATGAAATCTATGATTTATACATTTTGTGATTGTGGTAAAGAATTCATTGAAGCTTTAGATAATATGTAATTTTCTAAGAGCATTTCTGCTCAAGATTCCATAAAATGCAACTGAATAGAGGTGATAGTAATAGTACGCAAATCAAAAAGGTTTACTAATACATGGTGGAGTTTATGCAATAACTATGAAGATTATCTTAATTTCGCAAAAGAAATGTACAAATGGAAAGGTGATGATGTCATATTTGGAGGTGAGCAATTCCAAACAGAAGAATCATTATTTGATAGTGTTAGTTCATGGATGGATGTGTTTGAAGTTCCATATATATTAGAAGATTCTAATGATAAGTACTCTGATGAGCATGAGATTAATAATCCATTGATTGATAAATACGAAATTAAAAATAAACCAGAAGAGAATGAATATCCAGTAGTGGTTTATATGTATAGAGTACAAGGTTATTTTAATGTTGATTGGTTTAGCATTAGAGAATTAAACATGAAACAAACGATTTAAGAGGGGTATCAGTTAATATATATTCTATTAATTTGTGGAATACATTTGGCGTGGGATGCAAGTTTAATTTATGCGAAGAAGAAATGAAACCATTTGGAGAATATCTTAATAACTGTTGTGAGTATATGTTAAAGCATAGTGAGGGAATTTGATTTTGTGGATAGGGATTTCTGTTAAATATAATAACAAATAACCCTTATTAAAATCGTTTCTATAACTTCAAATTTCAATTTTAATATTTGAGATAAAGAATGAATCCTATTAAAAATAAGAGAGAGAATATAAGATTATAAGTCTAAAATTATAGGCTGTATATAGCAAATTAAAATGTATAAAAGGAGAAAATATTATGATGAACAGAGAAAGTAAATTAGCGTTAATGAAGGACAGATTATCAAGATTAGGAAGAGATTCAAAAAATATTAAATGTGGGGGTGTACTCAGAAGATTAAAAAGAGATATTAGAAATCTTGAAAATTTAAAATAGATTCTGAGAAGGATAATTAACTTTATACATAGTACAATAAAGGAGATATTTTGATATGAATTGTAAGGAATGTGGATATATTAAAGATGAATACGAAGAGAGAATGACATATTGTGATAAATATTTTCCTGGTCATTATTCAGAAGATGACATAACAGAATGTTGTTATTGTGTAAAAACAGATGGGAGATTATGTTGGACAGGTACATGTGATAAGTTCCCATCAGAAAAAATCAGAAGAATCTGCAATAGAAACCCTAAAAAGAGAAGAAGTACAAAAAGAGAACGAGATAAAAAATATAAAGAGAGAATGAAATATCTGTATGATGCATTGGGACATTTAGTTTCTTCTCCTGTGGATAAGTATGGATATTATACAAAAGACTTAAATGAAATTACTCATTATAAAAGATATTGGGTTACTGGAACAGGAAAGAAATATCATAAAAGGCAATCAAATAAAGCAGTTAGAAGAAGTAAAAATATACCTGTAAGGGGTAGAGGATATTATAAAAAGATTTATGATTTATAGTGGGAGGTTTATTAATGGGAATTAGGAATATTGATAGAATCAGAGCAATGTCTTTAGAAGAATTAGCTCCATTATTAATTAAATGTTATAGAACAGTTGACGAATATGTAGATTATTTAGAAATATATAGATATAGAGAAAGTTATTTTTCACCATCAGGTAGAGTATTCGGGGATTATGAAGACGCTTATGAGGATTGTATTAAGTGGTTAGATAATGAATATAAAAGGAATGGTTAAATGATTTTATTTGTAGGATTATTGGTTTTGTTTGTAGTAATGTTATTAATTGGTGCAAAAATTAAAAAGAAGTAGGAGAATATATTATTATGGATAAATTAACTATTATCAAAGAAAGAGATACTCTAAATTTTATTAAGAAGTTCAATGAGAATAAAGTATCTGAATATTTTTTAAAATTATGTAAGAAAGCAGGAAAATTATTTGGAAAAGAAAATAGTATTAGGAAATAAGAATGGTTATAAAGAGGTATTAGAAATTACTATTGCATTAGGTAAGGATGTTACAGCTAATAAAGCTGCGGAAGAACATAATCTTACAGAAAATAAGAAATATATGGTGTTGGCACGATGTTGTGATTTGATTGAAATTGTGAACGATAAAGATGTAAAAGATTGGTATTCGTTAGAATACTTTAAGGAATTTAGAGGGTGTTATTGATAGCATGAAATTGCTTCATATAGAAAAATAAGGAGTAATTTTGTGAAAAACAAAGATGTATCTGTAAGAGATAGAGGAAATTATAAAAAGGTTTATGATGTGGAACGAGAAATTCATTAAAAAGAAAGGTATATAGATAATGACATTATTCGTTGGCTTGTTGTGTTTATTAGTGGTTATGTTGCTGTTGAACACAGGAATTAAAAAGAAATAAATAAGATGAAAGTGAGGATAATAACATGGCAAAATTAGAAGGATATAAGGCTGTTGCAGTAACAAAAGAGGGTTATTATAAGTATTCCTATGCAATTTATGATGATGGAGAAACCTATGACGTGGGTGATAAAATTTTAGTTAGTGGAACAAATAAAGACATTCTTACGATTGATGAAATTCTTACAACAGATGAATGCAATGTAAATATTACAGCTGAAGTTATCTGTAAAGTTGATACATCATCTTACGATAAACGTGTGGAAGAACGTAAAGAGAAAGTTAAACGTAAGAAAGAAGCTGATAAAATTAAGAAACAGATGGACAAAATGATTACAGAAATGGATCAGACAAAGCGATATGAGATGTACGCAAGTGATAATCCTGAATTAGCTGAGAAATTAAAAGTATATAAGGAATTAATAGATAATTGTTAAATAATAATTATTAAGAGTAGAGTAAAGACAAAAGATAATACATGAAATCTTGCTTTCATAGGAGTAAAAATTGACGAAAATGCAATAGAAATGATGCAAATTAAAGAAATTCAGCTAAATCCAAGATTTTGTTCTCAGGAGATGTTCAATGATATTGAGATTAAGAATCGAGGTATTAAAGTATCGTGGTTGGAAGAAACTGAATTAGAGAAAGATATAATGGTTGAAATAATAATCTCAGATGATACAAGGTAATGTAATATTAGAAAGGTGGCGATGAATATATGTGGGTGATATTTTTACTAAGTGCTGTTGGTTTTGCAATTGGCGCACTTATCTTATTTTCAATTGGTTGGTTAGTAATCCATAAAATTGAAATGCATATTAATCGTCAAGACGATGATTATGAAAACGAAAAAGAGAATAAAAAGAAAGAGGATAAAGAATGAAGAAAAAATCAGTAAAAAGTAAAGTAGTAGCAGGATTAGTAATTGTATGTGCAGTAATTGGAGGAATTTTTACAATTTCCCATATTAAAATTATTGGCACTGGTAAAGTAGGCATAACGTATACCTATGCTAGTGGGGTAAAGGACAAGTTATTAAAACCAGGCGCACATTTTATTCCACCAATGGAATATATGAAAGAGTTTTCAACAAGCAATGAAATTCTTGTATTGTCAAAAGATAAAAGAGAAGGTTCTGAAGGAGATGATTCATTTAAAGTTGCTACATCTGATGATGCGAGTATTGCAATTAGTTTTCAGATGACATACCGATATATTGAAGACCAAGTAATTGATACATATAAAAAATTTAAAGGTATGGATGGTGAAGATATTGTTGAAAATCGTGTAAAGACAGTTTTAAAATCTAAAATTTCTGAAATTACAACGGATTATTCTATGATGGATATTTATTCTGGTAATCGTACTAAACTCAACGAAGCTATTACAGACTATTTAAATAAAGACTTTTCTAAGAAATATGGCATTGAAGTTCTCGATGCATCTATTATTGATGTTCACCCAGATAAAAAGCTGAAAAAAGCAATTGACAATCGTGTTACTGCATTGCAGGAAAAGCAACAGGCACAAGCTGAACAGGAGAAAATAAAAGTACAAAAACAAACAGAAAAATTACAAGCAGAGGCAGATGCAAATATTGAGATTACAAAAGCAAAAGCTGATGCTGAGAAAACAAGGATTGCATCAGAATCTCAGGCAAAAGCGAATAAAGAATTAAGTGCTTCTATTACTGATAAGTTAATCAGAATGAAAGAAGCAGAAGCACATTATAAGAATGGTTGGGTTACTGTACAAGGTGCAGGAAATACTGTAGTTGATGCAACGGAGAAATAAATAGTGTAGACATGGTGTGACTCTGTATGGAGAAATATAGAATGGTAGGGTTCGATTCCCTACCTACACATTCAAATAAAGAAGAAAGGGGAATAAATATGGCAAATATAAAAGTGAAAATTTTGGTAATGGCAAACTGGATGAAACGCAAGAAATGACATGATATAGAAACCAATATGTGAGGTGGTGAATTATGAGAAATATAGATAGACTTAGAGTAATGTCACTTGAAGAATTGGCACCTTTGTTAATTTCTTTGAGAGTTATTGATGGAGAATATGACAGCAATCATGATTTTTCTGTAGGGGAAACTAATGCTTACCAATCTCCATCGGGGAAATTTTATATGAGTTATGTAGATGCATTAACTGATTGTATTAAATGGTTAGATGAAGAATATCATAAAGAGAATTAAAGAATAAGAATAAATAAATTCTGAATTTCATGGAGAATAAAATGGGAGAAGATAATAAAGAGATTAAGAAAATGTATTTGATGAGTGGTAATAAACCAATTATGCAAATTAATGATATTCAAGATGGTGATTTGAAGTATGAATACAATACAAAATATAAATCACGATTAGATAAATATGGTGGTTCATTTTGCATTGATGTATCTGATCTAGTTGATTATAAAAAGATATATAGAACTTTTGGTGTTAATGAGTCTAAAGTTCCTGATAAATACGATATGAAAGTTTCAAAACTTATTCCATGTAGATGGCACAAGAAGAAGAGAATAAATAAAAAGATGCTAAAGAAACATGGACATCCAAATTATATTAAGAGATGGGAAACTGTAAAAGGGTGGAAGTTGAATTTATACACAAATGGAGAATTTGAATTTGTAAAGGATGGCGATGAATGGTAAAAAATGTTCTAGCCCCTCAATATATTCAAGAAAATATTGAAGTTATTAAAGCGTTAAATGTTCTTGCAAATAAATTATCATAAAGGAGAAATTATTAGTGGCGAAGAAAAATTATATGAAAGAACTTCTTAAGCAATACGGTAGGCTTGATATGAGTTATCGAAATAGTTTTAATCAAGGTGATATTGTTCAGCATTTTAAAAGAGAAATAACAAATACAGTAAATTCACCAAATGAATATCTTTATAAAATCTTATGTATTGCAAAGCATACAGAGAAAGACGAATATATGGTTGTGTATCAAGCATTGTATGGACAGTTTGAAATCTATGTAAGACCTTATAAGATGTTTATGAGTGAAGTAGACCATAAGAAATATCCTGAAATTAAACAGAAATACAGATTTGAAAAATGGAATGGAGAATAAATAAATGGCATGTGAGAAATATACAAATTGTGAATATTGCAAAAAAGATTATAATTGTCCATGCGATCATATGGGGGATGGAAGTCCTTGGTGTGGAGAATTTCAATGCACAGTAGATAATTGTAAAAGATATGAGTGTATCTCATATGAAGAAAAACTATTCGAGATGAGAGGATATTAAAGGGAGAATGTATACATATGAAGTATAGTGACAACACTGTTATTCAAGAATTTATAGAACAATTAGTTGATGCATTAAAATACGAAAATGAATGTAAAGAATCATATGATGAAAAATTTAATATTCCATTTTTAGTATCTGGTTTATGGGAAGATTTAACGAAAAACTACGGATGTTATGATGAATTTTGTTCAGATTTAAGAAATTGTGACGATTATGACATTGTGATTCATGATAGTGATTATTATATCTATAAAGTGAATGTAATTATTTATAATGGTAGTGATGGATGGGGAAATCTAAAACCAGATTTCGAATATGAAATTACATTTGGTTATGTTGAACGTAATTGGGGATATTGTGAATGTAGTCCTTGGGATAAAGATTATAGAAAAGATAAACATTGTTGTGGTCATGGATGTGATTGGGATGCTCCTTGGATTATGGTAAGAAAAAGTTTTTTTGTATCGGAACATTCATGGAGCGGAGATGAACATGATTATTGGGACTTTGAAGATAAGTTTTATGCGAATGATAAAGAAGAAAATGAAAAGAAGTTATTAGCAGAAAGAGAATATAAGATTAAGAATCTTAAAGAAACTATCGAAAATGCTCAAAAAGAGTTAAAAAAGTTAGAGAATTTATAAATGAAACTTTCGTTTCAAATGGGGGAATATATAGATAGGAGATAAGAAATTATGAAACCAATTATTAGTCCTTGGTTGATTTATTTTGCAAGTAGAGCAGATGCAGTGGGAACTTTATTTCTAATTGTTGCAATAGTTGCATTTGGGATATGTTTAATAGGATTTGATGATTTAACAAAAAATGGATTTAAACTATTTATTTCAATTGGGATTATTTCTATGATTCTAACAGTTCTTACCCCAACTACTAAAACCGTTTATACAATGATGGTAGCAAATGAAATTACATCGGACAATATTCAAGCGATTGGCAAAACTGGTAAAGATGTAGTTGATTACATTACAGATCAGATTGATAAAGTTATAAATGATAAAGATGAAAAGGAGAATAAATGATTAATGTAGTAGAAGATATTGCTAAAGTTATGAAATATGACAAATCTCATAATGTAAAAGTTGTAGTTGAACCAAATGGAATTACAGTATCGCTTAGTGAAGGAAACTTTAATGATGTCTTTGATATTCCAATAAAATATGATTGCTCAGACGGAATATATATTGATAATGAAAAGCAAAAGGGAGTAATTGGTATTTGCGACATTAATATTGTTAAAGATATTATGGAATATCTTGAAGATCATATGAATGAACTTGATGAGTTATGTACTCAATGTGATTGGTCAGGTAGACAGGGAAAAAATTAAAATCCAAATTTCATCGGAGAAATAAATAAGAGGGTGAATAAATGTTATGCAAGTAATTGAAACAAATCTAAGTATTGATAAAGAGAATAACATTAGAGATCATCAATCAAGAATTATAGAGGTAATTGATTGGGACACATATTGTAAAGCATATATAGAATATGATGGTAAAAGCGTTTTCTTTTATTCAAAAGAAATGCCAGGAAATACAATACAGTCAAATTGTAAAATATCTAATCTTGAATATGATATGATACATTTAAGCTGTGTAATATCAAATAAATATTTCGATACAAAAAGACTTGCTTATGTAGTATTTGAATCTAACGGCTAACTCAAGCCACTATTCCAAATAAATTGAAACTAAATAGAGAAATAAAATATGGGTGGTTAGCAGCATACCCTTGGGATTTTATACCCATAAACCACTGTTGACATAGAATTTATCTTATAGATTTAATTCCATGCTCCGTCCGAAAGGGCGTTTATTATAAATGTTGATACATTATTTCTACAACATTACAGAGTTACAAAAAATAATAATTATACAAGGAGGACATTTAAATGTCAGACACAAAGAAAAAAGGAAGATTATTTGATTTACCAGAAACAAAAGGAGCATTCCAGTTAAAAGCAATTGCTACTGGGATGAATAAAGACAAAGTATACAAAGAACTCAGAACTAAGAGTAATCGAGAGATGAGAATGCTTAACTTTGGAGCAACTTACGAAGATGGTAAAACATTATATATTAATCTTCAAGGTATGGAACAGGAATATGTTTACTTTTATAAGAGAGCAGAGAAGAAGGGTGATAAACCAGAAACGGTAAAAGTTCCTTGGGCTGATAGATTTACTTACAATCGTGAAGGATTCAGATTAATTGGTAAAAATATCGGAGTGAAAAAGAAAATTGACTCAGAAGGTAAAACAGTAAATGATAAAAAAATTCTGACAGATTTTGATGCTTGTAAGGAAATTAAAGATAATCTGAAAGATGGAAAAAGTGTATTCATTAAAGGAAACATTGATTATAGCAGTTTTGTTGATAATAACGGTAACAAAAGAACATCTACAAAACTAATTCCAAATCAGGTTTCATTATGTGTGGATATTGATTTTAATGATGAAAAGTTTGAAAAACAGAATGACTTCAACCAGGTAATCATTTTCATGGGAATTGAACAGGAAAAATCAGATAATGATAAACCTACAGGAAGATTCATTGTATTGGCGAAAATTGTTACATATAGCAATATTGAAGATGTAGAGTTTGTCATTGAAGATACTTCACTTGCAAATAAATTTAGAAAATCATTAAAACCATATAATGCAATCAAAGTTAGTGGGCATATGATTTCTGCTACTCAGACTGAAACAGTAGAAAACGATGATGAGTGGGGAGAAGAAGATAAGATCGAGAAAGTATCTGCTCCAACAAAACGTGAGTTTATTATTACTGGCGCAAAAGGTTCTTCTATCGACAAAGAACTTTATACAGAAGAGAATGTTATGGAAGCAATCGCAAAAATTAGAAATGCTAATAAGGCAGAAGAAAGTTTTGGAGCAACGTCTGATGATTGGGGAAATGTAGATAATCTCGATGACGGAGATGATGATGCTTGGGATTAATTAGTATTTAATTCATGAGTAGCAATGGAACGTCAGAAATGGCGTTCCTAATATAAAAATAATAATTACATATAATTGGAGGAATTTATTAATGGCAAAAGCAAGAAAAGCATCAGTAACACAAAGTAAATTAGGAATGATTTTATATGGAGAACAGTTTACAGGCAAATCTACAATGGCAATGCAGCTTGCATATTTTAAACGACCAGATGGTAAGCCATTTAGAGTATTATATCTTGATCCTGAAACTGGTTCAATTGATGACTATCTTGGAGAACTAGAAGCGAATGGTGTAAATCTTGAGAATATTTATATTGTATATACACAATCTCTTGGTGAAGTAAGACAGTATATTGCAAAAGTAAAAAATGGTGAAGATTTTTATGAATTAGACGATGATGGAATGGAAACAGATAATGTAGTTCTTGATGCTGACGGAGAACCATTTAGAGCAGATGCAATTGTTGTAGATGGAACTACAATCCTTAATCTTACAGCAAAACAAGGACTTGTTGAATTTTCTAAAAAAAGAAATAAAGTTAAAGCAGATAAAGATGGACTTGTTGGAGATGCCAGACTGGTAAAAATTGAAGGTGCAGGAATGGAGCTGAAAGATTATCAGACAATTAATTTCAAAGGACAGGATTTAATCCTTGATCTTATGGCTTCTGGTGTTCATTATATTGTTACTGCTAGAGAAGCAGATGAAAAGAAAACTATTAGGCAATCTGATGGAACAACAACAAGTGTCGTAACAGGTAGAAAAATTCCAGATGGATTTAAAGGCATGTCATATAATACAAAAACTGAAATTCGCATGTTTAGAAACGAAGATGGAACTGTATGTGCACATATCAAAAAAGATAGAACTCATACACATGCAGATAATTCTATTGTAGAAGATCCAACATTACTTGATTGGCAGTCCGTAATTGATAAAACAGCAGATAAAAAATCATTTGTCGTTAAAAATGACTTAACAAAAGCAGTTGATGTAGAACAAGATATTTATAGCAAAGAAATTCTTGGAAAAGTTGGTGAACCAGATATGTCTGAATCAGACAATAATGTATCTAGTTCAGTAAGCACTGATGTAGAAGTTCTTAAAAAAGAAATTATTGCTAAAAGAAATGCACTTCCACCAATGGAGAAGAGAGCAATGAAAGAAAAACTTGAAGCAGCAGGTCTTCCTACAGCATACAAAAATGTTACTGATGTTGAGATTCTAAAAAAAGTATTAGAAATGTTTGAGTAATTAAAAAAATATTCACTACCTGGTTATATAAACTGGGTAGTGTTTGAAGGTATTATATGAGAGTTGATTATAAAGATGTTATAAAAAAAAGGGCACCAAAATGTTTTTGTTGTAGAGAACAATTTGAACTTCATAGAGGACACAATGATGATAGTATTTTATTTTTCGACAATCATTTTTTTCATAAAAAATGTTTTGTTGAAAAGAATAAAATTATTAGATTATGTCATGAATGTAAACAAGAAATAGAACTAATTAAAAATAGTGATAATATTGTCCGTTACGATGGAAGATTTTATCATAAAGATTGTTTTATACAATGGTGTAATGGAACAAAGCACCGTAGTCAAAAAAGACAATTTGCTCTAAAAAATATTGATGAATATGTAAAAAATGCAAATTCTGAAATAGATATGCTATTAAAACAAAAGTATATTGACAGTAAACATTTAGATAAATTAGCGAATAGAGCGTGTGAAAAAATTCAGCAAATATTTGATGAAACGGATTTAAATGCATTTTTACGAGAAGAATATGGTTCAAGCATCTTGGGTAGTAAGAGTAAATTCTGGGTGAACTATCTTGCTCCAATTTTAAAAGGAACACAAAATAGCCAAATTATTATCCCAGCAAGTGATTTGTTATATATGTGGAAAAAAAAATTAGATTACTTACACAAACAAAATGAAAGACTTAAATCAAAACACCCAGATCAAATATTTCAACCAATACATATTGCATCATATGATTTGGCAATTCTTGTAAATAAATATGATAGTTATTTACGTTGGAAAGAAAAACAAAAAATACTTGAATCTGAAAAAGAAATAGAGAAATCACAAAATATTGTTAGTAAATCAATCGGTTATACAAATATAGAAAAAGGTAATTCTAATAATACAGATAATATTTCAGATTTAGTAGATGATATTTTTGGATAAGGAGTTAGCATATTGGAAAATGAACATGAGTTAAGAGATTGTAATATCCAGAGTGAAATATGTTTCATTGGTGCGCTTCTTCGTTCTCCAGACTTAGTTGTAAATTATAGTAATTTTATGAGAAGCAAATATGATTTCTCGGATAAAGCAACAAAGTTTTTCTATGACAGTTTTGAAACATACTATCTTACATTTTCGCAAACTGTAGACGAAACAAAAATGAATGTTTTTATGAGTCAAAATGAAGAAAGACTAAAGCTTTATAAGCAATATAAAGGTTGGAAAACTCTTCAAAGATACATGGCTCTTGCAGATGAAAATGATGTAAAGAATTATTTTGATACTGTAAAGAAATATTCATTGGTAAGAGAATATGGTAGAAATGGGTTTCCTGTAGAAAAAATATTATCTCATAGAAACTTTGATAAAATGTCTCCGAATGATATTTATAGAATTATCCGTACAAAAGCAGATAAAATAAATACAGTAATTAATGCTGGTGAAGAAGCAGTAGAACTTACTGATAAAAACTCATCTCAGATTGATAAATATCTTGAAAAACCAAATTTCGGTTTACCTTTCCCTTGGTATATGTATAATGAATATTTTCTTGGACTTAGAGAAACAAAAGTGTTATTTGAAGGATTCCTTTCCAATGAAGGAAAGACAAGAAAACTTGTATTACTAGCAGCGTATGTTGCACTTGTCCAAAATGAAAATTTCTTTCTTATGAGCAACGAAATGGATGAAGAAGATCTTAGAAGTTGTTTAATTACGACTGTTATTAATAATAAAGAATTTCAAGATTTACATGGTGTATACATAAATAAGCCAGAAAAAGAAATTGTATTAGGTGTTTATCATGATAAAAAAGGTAACATTTTACGAAGAAAAATTGATGATAGTGGTGTGTACATAGAAAGCAATAAAGATTATATTCAGAGAATTAAAGATACATCAGAAGAATACTGGAATGTAAAAAAAATTACAGACTGGATTGACTCAAACGAAAAAGGAAAAGTCATGTTTAAGGATGTTGGAGATGATTATAGTCCTGAGAGAATTGAGTTTGAGTTGAGAAAAGCAAAAATGGTTCAAAACATAAAATACTATGGGTATGATACCCTTAAAGGTTATAACACTGATGATTGGTCACAAATTAAGCAGTTTGCAACAAAACTCAAAGAACTTACAAAAGAGCTTCGTATGAGTGGGTTTGCAGTATTTCAGCTTAGTGATGATACAGTATTTACGGATATTTTTAGTTTAAGTAGTAATAATATCGCTAACGCAAAACAGATAAAACACGTTGCTGATATCTTGAATATTGGTAAAAAACTTTCAAAAGAAGAATATCATAAATATCAAGTTGTATTAGAAGGTGATGCATGGGGTGAACCAATAACAGAGGATTTAGATTTGAGTAAACAGTATTTTTGCATCAAAGTAGATAAAAATAGAGCAGGAAGTAAGGACAAGATTATGTTATTTGAAATTGATCTAAACTTAAATGTTTGGAGAAATATAGGATATATTATAAAAAAACAAAGAAATAGTGATTAATTGGAGGGTGACAGCTTGGATGTAAAAGAATTAAAAAATTATATTTTTGAAAATAATTATTCTGAACAGATATTAGAATCTCTTGGCTGTCACCATATCAAATATCATTCAGTTGGAGCATATTGGACGGCAGGAAACCCAGATGGAGATAATAAAGGTGCAATTATCTTATATAATAATGAAGCACTTATTTGTCTAAATAAAACACGACAAATGATAAAAGTAAACAGACAAACTGATTTAATTGATTTAGTTTGTTATGTTAAAAATCTTACGTTTCCAGAAGGATTGAAAGAAATATGTTCAGAAATAGGTATGTCATACTATCATGATTTTAATGAAGATATACCAGATAGTTTTAAAATACTGAAAATGTTAGAAGATATGGACTCTAATATATCAGAAGAAAAAGAAAAACCATTAATGCCAATTTCTGAATCAATTATGTCATATTATAAGCCATATGTAAATGACTTATTTTATGAAGACCATATAGATTACCAAACACAAAAAGAGTTTGAAATAGGATATGATGAGGAATCAAATAGGTATACAATTCCAATTCGTTCAGAGATTGGGGATTTAGTTGGAGTTAAAGCAAGATACTTTGACAGAAAAGTTCCTGATGGAATGAATAAATACATTTATTTAGAACCATGTGCAAAATCAAAAATTATATATGGATTGAATAAAACACTTCCATATATAAACAGAACAGGACGTATTTATGTAGGAGAAGCAGAGAAGTTTGTTCTTGAGCTGTGGAGTCATGGAGTGAGAAATACAGGTGGTACAGGTGGAAAAGAATTATCTCAATATCAAATAGATATGTTAATACGGCTTGGAGTAGAAGTTATATTTTGTTTTGATGAAGATGTAACAAAAGAAGAACTTGAATTATTAGCAGAAAGGTTCCCGAATGGTATGCCTTTGTACTATATGTTTGATGAAGAAAAAAAACTTTTACATGAGCATGAATCACCGTCTGATAATCCTGAAATTTGGGACTATATGGTAGAACATAATATATATAAACTTAGATAAGAGGGTGTATATTTGAAATATAGATTATATGAAAACAGTAAAAATGATACTTCTAATGTATTAAAAGAAGTTTTAAAAAATAGAGGAATTGACAATTACTATGAATATTTAAATTTAAAAAGTGATGCAGTTATTCCGTATTCCAGGTTAGACAATATAGACAAAGCAGTTAATTTATTTATGAAACATTTTGAAAATAGAAATAAAATAGAGATATTAGTTGACTCTGATCCAGATGGTTATTGTTCCGCTGCAATGATATATTCATATATAAAACAATTGGATAATAATTATCCAGTGGAATATATATTACACAAAAGGGCAAAATCTCATGGGCTTGATGATGATGTTACAGTTCCAGAAGATACAAAATTACTTATTATCCCAGATGCAGGAACAAATGACGTAACACAATGTAAGACTTTAAATGAAAATGGAATTGATATTTTAATTCTTGACCATCATGAATCAGAAGAAAAAAATCCCTATGCATTAATTGTAAACAATCAAATGAGTGCTAATTATACTAATAAGAGTTTTTGCGGAGCAGGTGTTGTTTATAAATTTTTGCAAGCATTAGATTCTGAAAATTGGAATGAATTTGCAGACGATTATTTGGATTTATGTGCTTTAGCAAATATTAGTGATGTTATGGATATGAGATCATTTGAAACACGATACTTAACAGATGTGGGGTTGTCAAATATTACAAATAAATGTTTTAAGGCACTTATTAAATCACAAGATTATAGTATAAATGACAAAATCAATATTCACAATATCCAGTGGTATATTACACCAATTCTAAATGGAATGATTCGTATTGGTTCATTCGAAGACAAAGAACTATTATTTAAAGCATTTATCGAGCAAGATGAAGTCTTTGAATATAAGAAACGTGCTACAAAAAATAAACCTGCGGAAACTATTCAAGAGAATATTTACGATAGGGCTGCAAGATTATGTAAAAATGCAAAGTCAAGACAAGACAAATTAAAAGAAAAAGGTGTAAAAATTATCTCTGAAATTGTAAGCCAACTACCAGATACAGATAAAGTAATTATGCTTGATACAACAGAATATCTTGACGGTGGGTTAACTGGTGTAGCTGCTATTAAAATCGCAGAACGATATAATAAACCATGTATTTTACTAAAAAAATACTATGATAAAAAAACAGATAGCACAGTATATGGTGGAAGTGCAAGAAACGTAAACCATAGTCCTATTGATAGTTTTAAAGATATTGTTAATTCAACAGAAATTATTCAAGGCAAAGGACATCCAAATGCGTTTGGTATAGTAGATTTACCATTAGATAATATTGAGAAAGCCATGAAACAGCTAAATATACTTCTTAAAGATATTGAATATGATTCTACATATAAAGTTGATTTTATCTTAGACATAAATCATGTCACAATTCCGTTAATTATAGAATTATCAAAATTTGAAAATATTGTTGGTCAAGGAATTGAAGAACCGATGATTGCGGTAGAAAATATTTCATTAACAAGAGATTGTTTTGAAGTCTTTGGCAAAAATGAAGATGCAATAAGCTTTATGATTAATGGTATAAAATATGTTCAGTTTAAATGTAAAGAAGGAAATAGATTATATGATTTTTTACAAAACGCATGGGATAACAATGATGGGATTATATTTACAATAGTTGGAAAACCAACAATTAATGAATATAACGGTATTAGAACACCACAAATTATTATCGAAGATGTAAATGTAATTAATACAATTAGTCAAGATGATAGTGGTGACGACTGGTAGGAGAAAAATATGTATAGTGCATTACACAATCATGATTATTATTCACTTCTTGATGGATATGGAAGTCCAAAGGAAATGCTTGATAGAGCAAAAGAGATAGGATTAAAAGCATATGCAATCACAAATCATGGAAATGCTTATGCATTTATTTACTATGATCTTATTAAAAAAGAATATCCTGATATTAAGATGATTTATGGATGTGAATTATATGAATGTGAAGACATTACAATTAAAAACAAAGAAAGTAAATATTTTCATTTAATTTGTCTTGTTAGAAATGAACAGGGAAGAAAAGATTTAAATAAAGTTATTACAAAAAGTAATTTTGAAGGATTTTACTTCAAGCCAAGATGTGCAATTGAAGATTTAAAGCCTTATGCAGAAAATTTTGTTATTTCATCTGCTTGTTTAGCAAGTAAATTAGCAAGAGAATCAGATTTTAAAAAGTGTATTGAATATGTAAATGAATATAAATCTATTTTCCCATATTTTTATCTTGAGATGCAATCTCATAGTCATCAAGATCAGTGTCTATATAATCAAAAAATCTTAGAATTATCAAGAATAACAAATACTCCGTTTATTATTACAACTGATAGTCATGCCCCAAGAAAAGAAGATTTATATTATCAGGATAAACTTATCCAAATTGGTAGAAGAAGTACAAATAATGATAAAAATGCTATTGAGAATAGCGAAATCTATGAAGGTTGTTATATGCAGACCGAAGAAGAAATTCATGAATGTATGGATGGTCAAATCGGGTATGAAAATGTTTGTATTGGATTAGAAAATACAAATAAGGTGGCAGATTTAATTGAAGAAGTTAATATGCCGTTTCAAAAACCTCAATTACCAACATTTCCACTACCAGATGGTTATAAAGATAATAATGAATTTTTATGGCATTTAATAAAACAAGGATGGAAAGATAGAGGGTATGACAAGTTAGATGAAGAATCGCAACAAATAAGAAAGAATAGACTCAACTATGAAATGGGTGTTATTCATTCAATGGGATTCGATGGATATTTCTTGTTTGTGTGGGATTTTATTAAAGCTGCTGAAAAGTTAGGTATTGAAGTTGGCAAAGGTAGAGGTAGTGCCGCAGGTTCTCTTGTATGTTATTGCTGTCATATTACAGATATTGATCCTATTAAATATGGGTTAATTTTTGAGCGTTTCTTAAATCCAGAACGTGTAGGACTTCCAGATATTGATACAGACGTTGGTGATAGAGATGCGATTATTAAATATCTTGTAGATAAATATGGAGAAGATAGAGTATGTCAGATTATCAACTATTCATATATTACTCCAACAGTAGCCATTACTGATGTAGGTAAGATTCTTGGATTCCCATATAACCAGATGCAAAAACTTTCTCAAAAATTTACATCTGATAAATGGGACGAATGTATGAAAACAAATCCCAAATTGCTTATAGATAATCCACAATATGCAGAACTGTTTGATATTGCGAAACATTTAAGTGGTCGTGTAAAAACAGTATCTATTCATGCTGGTGGTATTGGTATTGTTGATACATCTGTTAATGACTATATGCCAATGAAAATTGGTACAAATGGTGAGCATGTAATCCAAGTAGATAAACACTATATTGAAGACATAGGCATTGTAAAATTTGACCTTTTAGGCGTAGCAACTCTTAATCTTGTAAAAGAGATTAAAGATGACTTACATTTAAATCCTTGGGACTATGATATTAACAATCCTGCGTTTGAAAATGATCGACTAACATATGAGCTTCTAGCAAGTGGAAAAACAAATGGAGTATTCCAGGTTGAATCAGCAGGAATGAAAGACTTGCTTATTAGGTTAAAACCAAAATTAGAACAATTAGACTTTGAAGTTATTTCTGTTATTTTAGCACTGTATAGACCAGATAGTATGGGCGCACTTGATGAATATGTTGAGATGGCTACAGGAGGAAGTAGACCACTATCAATTCATCCTGATATGGACGAAATTCTTAAAGATACAAATTACTGTATGATTTATCAGGAACAATTACTTGATATTGTAAAAAAGTTTGGTGGAAGAACATATGGCGGTGCGGATTTGTTCCGTAAGGCGATTGGAAAGAAGATTGTAGAATTAGTTAAAAAAGAGTCTGAAATTCTTAGAAATGAAATAGTTGACAATGGCTATTCAAAAGAAATTGCTAATAAAATTGCAGATGAACTTTCTTCTAAAGGGGGCTATCTTTTTAACAAAAGTCATTCATATAGTTATGCGGTACTTTGCTTTGAAACTGCATGGTTTAAAGCACATTATCCTACATACTTTTTTAAAGCATTATTTAATCAAAACAAAGATAAAGCAGGTGCGATCAACAAATATATTCTTGATGCAAAATATTTTAAAGTAAGTGTTAAACCACCAAATATAAATCATTCTGGAATGAATTTTACAGTCGATAATGGAAAAGTATTATTTGGATTATCTGCAATCAGTGGTATTGGAGAATCACTTTCTAAGCAGATTATTGAAGAAAGAGAGAATAATGGAATATATAAATCATTTAGTGATTTGCTTACAAGACTGTCTCTAGGTAAAGCTTCTGTTATTGCGTTAATTAAATCTGGGGCAATTCCATGTAAAAATAAAAAAGAAAAACTTATATCATATCTAAAATCTCAATATCAACCTTTAAAATTTTCAAATGTACAATCATTACCAACATACAAAAAACTTGAAGAAGACTGGGGAATAAATTTAAAAAATTATATTATTTCTCAATCTGGTAAGAGAATTGTATACGATAAAGAAGTTTTATTATCTGAATATAATAGGTTAAAAAAAGAACAGTTTAATGAAACTCAAAAAAATAGATTCAAAAAATATATTAATGATAACAAAAAATATCTTGAAGATGAGCAATTTTGGGAATTTCAGACATTACAAGTGTTTATTAATGACAATCCATTTGACGCAGCGTATACATTTTTAACACCATTCGAAGATATTATTGATGGAGAAAAATGCACATTGGTTGGTATTATAGCGAAAGTTCAAAAAAAGAAAGATAAAAATGGTAAGCAATTTGCGTATATTAATATTTATTCAAGTTTTGGACTGGTAGAAGGAATTGTTTGGCATAGCCAATTAAAAGAATATGAAGACATTATAAAGAAAGGACAACAGGTAGCAATTCTTTGTAAGAAAGATAGTGAAGAAAAAGTAATTGTAGAGAAATTAAAACCATACAACAAATGGTTAGAATATGTGAGAAAACAAGGGGTGAAAGTATAAATGAATGAAGATGATATTTTACAGTTTAACATACTTGTGCTAAATGAAACGTATTATTCTGATGAAACAACATGGGGATGTTTTAATTTCTCTACAAAAGATGATATTCCATATTTTGTAGAACCATCTAAAACATTTGATCCATTTAAAGAAAACCATTTAGATAAGAATGTAAAAATAAGTAAGTTAGTAGGTAAAATGCAACATCTAGTTGTTGGTGGAGAGTATATCGTTAAAGCGCAATATAAGCGTGACAAAAAATATGGTGATCAGTACACTCCGATTGCAATTTATGCGGTTATCCCACAAACGAGAGAAATGCAGTTGCTATTTTTAAAATCAATGATTTCTAAAAATATTGCTGAAAATTTAATAAATGCTTATCCAAATATAGTAAATGATGTTGCAAATGGAACTTTAAAGGATATTGATTATAGTTTAGTAAAAGGTGTAAGAGAATTAACATGGAAAAGGATTAAAGAAAAAATTATTAATAATTATTTGATTTCGGATATTATTGTGATGCTTAAACCTTTGGGGATAACATATACAATGATTAAAAAGCTTCTTTCTGATGAACCAAATCCTGTGTTATTAAAGCAAGAAATTGAAAAAAATCCATGGATTTTAACAAAAATTAACGGACTAGGGTTCAAACGTGTCGATGACTTAGCTTTGAGATTACATCCAGACAAAATTGATTCTATAGATAGATTAGTTGCATTTGTAAAATATTATTTTATAGAACTTGGAGAAAGTAATGGTCATACATGGTGTTCTGAATCTATTTTAAAGTCTGCAATTAGCAATAATGTTCCTGAATGTGTAGATGAAATAGATTGGTTATTAACTAATGATGAATTTTTATATATTGAGAATGAACGTGTAGGACTAAAATATTATCATGATATTGAATTAAAAATATTTGATATTATAAAAAGAAAAGCAGATACATTGACTTTTGATGTTCCTCAAGATGTAGTTGACAATGCAATTAATCAAGCGGAAGAAGAACAAGGTTTTCAGTATACAACTGAACAAAATTATGTAATCAGACAATCACTTCAAAGAAGTGTTAGCTTTATTACAGGAAAAGCAGGTACGGGAAAATCGTCAATTATGAGAGGAATTATAAAAGCATATCAATTGGCGAATAAAAATATAGCAGCATCTGCTTTATCAGCAATGGCTTCACAACGAATTACAGAAGCAACAGATTTTCCTGCCGCTACAATACATAGAACATTAGGATGTGTTGGATTGAATAAGTTTACATTTAATAAAGATAATCATTTACTTACTAATGTGGCGTTCATGGATGAAGGAAGTATGGTCAATGCAAGTTTGTTTTTAAATTGGTTAGAAGCAATTGATAATAATACTAAAATTGTAATTTGCGGTGATCATAAACAGCTACCACCAATAGGATTTGGTAATATATTCTCAGATTTAATTGAAGTATTTGATAACTCGGTTGTAAGTAAATTAACAAAACCGATGCGACAAGCTGAAAAATCTGGAGTCCTCGTTGATGCTAATAAAATTCGTGAAAACATTAATCCCATTACAGAAACATTGCAACCTAGAATTATTCATGGAGAATTACATGATATGTATTATATGTTCCGTACAAATAGACAATCACTATTTAATATTGCAATTAAAACATTTTTACAATCAGTTAAAACGGATGGTATTGATAATGTCGTTATTGCAGTACCTCGAAAACAAGGATGTCTTAATAGTTCACGAGAAATAAATAAAGTTATCCAGGAAAAAATATTAGGTGAAGAATTGAAAAGCATTGATGGTTTTGAAGTGACATTTAAACTTGGGGCAAAAGTTATGCAAACAATAAATGATTATGATAAAAATGTTTTCAATGGAGAAATAGGTTATATAACAGATATTGGAGAAAGAGAAAATGAAAATAAGAAAAAAGAAGAATACTGTGTTGTAACATATAGAGACACTTTTGGAAAGGACAAACAAATTGAATATGTAAAAAAAGAGCTTAATGCGCTAGATCTTGCATATGCTATGACAGTACATAAATTACAAGGAGCAGGTAGAAAAACGGTAATAGGTATTATTGATAATACACATTATCAACTATTAGATAACTGTATGTTATATACGTTGATAACTAGGGCAAAAAAGCGTTGCTTATTACTTGCTGAACCGCAAGCTTTTTTACAATGTATTAGGACAAGTCATAACAGGAGAAACACTTGGATGGCGTTAATGTAACCAAATGAAAGCAGAATTTCATTTGATGGAAAGTGAGGTGAAATTATGAGTAAAACATATCATCAAAAAGTAAAACATTCAAATTTTCTTATATCTGATGATGGAGAAGAATTGATTGCATTTCCTATTTCTGAATATAATGTTCAACTTAGAATATTGAAAAAGGATATTATTAAAAAGTTTGTTGAGAAATGCGTGGATGAAATGAAAGAATGGTATTGGAATGAAGAACTTCATGATAAAACAACTGACCCATTAATAATTGATGATATGACATCAAATGCAATTACTACAATTAGACGTATTGCAAGTGAATTTGATGGAGAATAAATATGGTGTAGATGCAATAAAATCATTCTTTCAACAGAATCGAGGTGATTAAATGTTAGTTCCTGCAATTTTATATAAGGAGCAAATTACAAAAAATATGCAAAAATATTTTTATACAACAGATATGATGTATGAAACTGGATGTATGGAAAATTGGACACCAACTATATTTGACTGTCCTAGTGGAAGTCAATTTCAATATGCAATAGTAGATAAAAATAAAAAATTGATTGGATATTTAGGTTACTCAGTGGATTGGTATTCATCTAAGGCATATAATTTTGGATTATTTTCATTTGATAGAGGAAATATTTTAATTGGTAAAGATATATTCAATAAATTAAAAGAACTTATAAATACATTACATAGAATTGAATGGAGAGCTGTAAGTGGTAATCCTGCCTGTAAAGTATATGATAATTTTATTAAAAGATATAATGGAAAAAAACATATTTTGAAGGATTCGATTAAAGATAAAAATGGTAATTATCATGATGATATTATTTATGAAATTGTAAAGGGAGAATAATAATATGTATTTAAAAATAGTTTTATTGTTAACAATGTTATTTTGTCATATTGTAGATGACTATTATCTGCAAGGATGGTTAGCATCTGCCAAACAGAAATCATGGTGGGAGAAAAATGCGCCTGACAAGTTATATTCAAATGATTATATTATGGCATTATGTGAACATGCGTTTAGTTGGACTTTTATGATTATGTTAATTCCAACAATTTATACATATTTTAATCCATGCGATATAACACACAAAATGTATATTTTTGTTTTTATTTTTAATTGGGTAATTCATTGTATTGTCGATAATTGTAAAGCGAATAAAAAGAATATTAATCTTATTCACGATCAGTTAATTCATGTTTTACAGATTATTATAACATGGATTATATTCATTGCAATTAAATAAAGTTGAAATATTTTCAATAGATAGGAGATAACATGGCAAGAGAAAAAGGATTTGGTGTGAGTCCAATTACAAATCATATTTACTATGGATTACAAGACACATAGAAACATATATGGGTGGGTAATAAAACAGATGTAACGGATGGAGCTATTGCATCTGTGTTTGAATGGTTTATGAGTAATATGAAAGATGAAGAAATTGAAAAAGAAGAACATCAGATTGCATACCCTAACACAGATTTTGAGTTGGTTATGAGGAGAAAGAAATAAAAATATGTCAATGACTGATGAAGAAATAAGAAAGTTATGTCAATATTGGAATGAGCATCCTGAGAAGTTTATTGAAAAAGCAATGGGAACGAAACTTAAATTTTATCAAAAATGGTGGATAAAATTTTTAACATCGCTTAAGGAGAAAAAAATGAAACAAGATAGTATTTTTTATGATGATTATGATATGGAACTAAAAGAATTATTAGAATCAATGAGAACGTATCCTTCTCTTAGCGAAGCCCTGGATGAGATTTGTAATGAAGTCCAATCAAAACAAGATACAATTTCATCTCTTAAAAAGAGAATAAAATATTGTAAGAATCTAATAGAAAAGAAAAACTTAGAACGAGAATTAAATGATTTATATAAGAAACGTAAAAAAGTGAATGTATTAAAATAGGAGAATTGAATACTGTTAATTCCTAGAGTAAAAGCAAAAGAATTTATTAAATATGGATTCAAGAAATGTAAAGGTGTTCCATCAGATGCAGACTGCTATTATCTTTGCATTGCAAGAGGACGAAAAATGTTATTCGTAAGTAATATTTTCTTTGATGTATTTGATTGGAGTAGGGATGACCCACGAATACATAAAAATCCTAATTGTAAATATAGTGACAAGCGAGATTATCTGGATATAGTTTATGAATTAATTAAAAATGGTATGTTAACGAGTATTTACAGCAAAGACGAAGAGAAAATATTGGGCGAGAAGGACGTAATTAAAGTAGTAGATAATCATACCAATGATGATGGAACATTAGACAATGATATTTCTTGTATTTTGGAAGAAGTGAAAGGTTATTAGGAGAGGAGAATAAATACATATGGAAATTTTAAATAATCCTAGAGGAACTGGTAAAACTACAATTATTGTTAATAAAGCGATTAAAACAGGATATCCAATCTTAGTAGGAACAAAAAATCAAAAACATTTTCTTGAAGGTATAACAGAAAAATACATTAAAGTATATACTGCTGAAGAATTTATTCACTTAAAGGAAAAGCCAAAACATATTTTAATTGATGAATTACCTCGTGTTTTATATGAATTATTGGAGACAGATGTTGAATTAGCAACTATGACAAGTAAGTCACTTGAAATGTATGATATTGTAAATAAATGAAACCGTTGTTTCATAAGGAAATGGAGATAATAATAAATAATGTAAGGAAAAGATATATGAGATTAAGTAAAATATCAGAATATGTACTGGACAATAATCCAGATTGCTGTGTTAGATGCATGATATAAGCGAGGTATAGAAATTGAACAAAGAAGAAAGAAAAGATAAAATTTTTTATAGCGTATTTATTGTTGTAGTGATTATTTTTGTTTCATTTTTAATGTATTATTGGACTCATCCAAAATCAAGAAATGTCTCTTATTATAATAATGATAATTATTATATGGTTAATGCCATAACGGGAAACAATGAAAGTTCCCCTGATAATTGGCACTTTGGAGCAATTAAAAAAGAGGATTATAATTCGTGGAAAGATGGAACAGTAACCACTGTTTGGATTGTTAGTCCAAAAGATATAACTAGAGGATGGAGACTTAGATGTAATACAATTTCTACTATTATTATTTACGATAGAGAACATTTACCGTTAAGATTTTGAAGTATAAAAGGAGAATAATACAATGGCAAGAATGAAAGTATTTAACAAAGAATATTTAACAAAGGAACTAGGTTTACCATATGATTGTGAGTTAATTGAAGATGATATCATTGATACTACTCGATGGTCAATAGTTCATGAGATTGTATTTGAAGATAATGGAAAGTTTTACATGACTACATATTCAGAAGGTGCAACAGAATATCAGAATGAAAGACCTTGGGAATATGAAGATGAAGTTAAATGTACAGAAGTAGAACTTAAAGAAGTCAAAGTTAAAAAATGGATTCCTGTAGAAGATTAAGAGAGTAAATATGTTATACAAAATCGTAAGTATCAAACATAGTAAAGGGGGAGTTAAAAGGTTTAGATAGGCAGGATAACGGATACCCTATACGAATTGGAAGGATTATTAGTCTTGACATTAATGATATTTTGATTGACTTTCCATTGCTTATTAAATATGTAAGAGATTCCGATGGAACTCCAATGAGATGGATAATGCTGTTGAGAACAAGTTTTGTAAAGTCTTTTAAATATGTTAAAGATAATAATGGAGATGTTACTTATATAAATGTTGAAACGCAAAATTCTATTTATGAATTTGAGAAAGTGGATGATGAATAATGAATTATCTGGATTATACGCCTAGAACATTAACTGAAATTATTGGAAGGGAGATATTAAATGCCAGTAAGCAATGATAATTTTTATAAACCAGAAGAAGCTCTGCACGAATTGCAAGTGCAAGAAACTATTCTTAAAATAGCAATTGACGTACAAGTTGTATTGAGAATTTTAGTTGATAAAGAGATAGCAACTCGTGAAGAAGTACAAAAATATAGAGAAGAAGTAAGCAATAGTCCTAAATATAAAATCGTACTTGATGATATTAAAAGACAAAAAGCAGGATTCCAAGCCGCTAAAGATAATCCTCAAGAATATTTACAAGCATTATTGAGGGCAAAAATGAATGGTAATATAAAATGAAATTTTCTTTTATCGGGAGGTCAATATGAGAAATAAGAATAGAATACCAGAATTTATACATATTTTATAAAAAAGGAAGTGATTATTTTATTGCCAGAAGAACAGTATAAAAAATATTATATGTGTGAACCAATACACAAAAATAATTTAAAGAATACCTATTATAAAGTGCGTTGTTATTATAATGCAAAAACAGAATTATTCGATAGAGAATTATCTTCATTGAGAGAACAATATGATGATACATCAGCATTTATAACGAATGGTGAAGATAAGCGCAAATCAAATAAATATGCTCATAATTTGTTTCAATTTTGTAAAGAGATTCTAATAGAAGAAACACATCATCCATTTGATTATGCATTGTGGCGATTAACTGATAAAAATAA